TTGGGGGGGGGGGGGGGGGGGGGGGGCCCCCCCCCACCGGCCCGCCCGACCCGTCGCTTTAGCTTTGCCTGCAGATTCCGTCCTTACATTCCGGCTTATCGCAGGTCTTGGGGTCGCACTCAGTTTCCCCGGCGACGTCACATGGGCACAGACCATTACAGCAGCCGTGGTAGTCGATCGGCTCTTCGAGTTCCCAGCCGTCCTCCTGAGCAGAGCCAACGATACAGTCGATCTTGTGGCCGTCCCGCAGGTCGAGGTCCGTCTCTACGTAGACGGTGGCGACCTCCCCGATCGGGTCATAGGTCACATCCTGGACCACGCCCTCGATCTCGGCCTTGTCGTCCGCCCGCCGTACGCAGGTGGTGATGTAGACGTTCTCCCCCGCGCGGGGCACCACGACTTGTTTCTCAGCTTCGAACTCCAACTTGGCCGTGCCGTCATGGGTGACGACCAGAACCTTGTAGACGACGGTGCGCATCGGAGACTCCTGCGGAACGATGATTGTTTCGACGCCGAACAGTTTCCGTAGCCAGACCTTCAACATGACGGCCCCTCCGTTTGGTTCTCTTTATTTTAGCTCCGGGAAAGCGTAGTTGAACTGTTACTGCCCCTCCCCGAAGACGGGTAGCTAAGGCGAAAGATTAATCAGGAGGGAATCATGCGGAAGGGGCGAGGAGACGAACCTCTCGCAACCTATTTGCGAGAGATCAATGAAGTCCCGCTCCTGAACCGAGAACAGGAGCAGGACTTAGCTCGTCGTATCCAGGATGGAGACATGGAGGCTCGCGACTTACTCATCCGTTCGAATCTTCGTCTCGTCGTCAACATCGCCCGCAATTATTACGGCCGTGGGATCGCTATGGCTGATCTCATCGAAGACGGGAACCTCGGCCTCATCCGAGCCGCAGAAGGCTACGACATCAGTTATGGCACCCGCTTTTCCACCTATGCCTCCTTCTGGATCAAGCAGAGTATCAAGAGGGCGATGGCCAACACCTGCAGGACTATCCGCCTTCCAGCCTATCTAGTTGAACTCCTGACTAAATGGAACAAGGCCAAGAACGCCCTCACCATCCCAGGCCAACCAAAACCGACGGAAGCCCAAATCGCTAAAAAAGCCGGCATCACCAAGAAGCAACAACGTCTACTCAAGAAGGCCCAGCACCTCCAACAGGTCACCACCACACCAAATCAGCAAGAAGATGGTGGCGATATCCTCGACATGGTGGCGATCGACCAAACCGAGCGACTTTATTCAGCCGACGAGATCGAGATTCTGCTGAAGTTCGTGGGCAAGCTCCCGCCGCAAGAGGCCGACATCATCCGCATGCGGTTCGGTATGGACTGCGACGAGCTTACGCTCAAGGAGATCGGCGAGATCATGGGCGTGACGCGGCAGCGTATTCGTCAAATCGAAGCAAAGGCAATTGTACGCTTGAAAGAGTGGTTAGCTAGAACGAGCACATTTTAAGTTCTTCACACAACCTTCATACTCCGTGCGACCCGGCTTACTCAAAGCTAGGGCGTTATGACACTTATCGTGCCATAACAAGCTCTGGGGAAGCTCACGCTAAAGGGTCTGCTCGAACATGCTATTCACCCCCAAACTGCACCGAAAGGGTTCCTACCGTGGCCAACCGAAAGAAGGCTGTTCCGGCTAAGCAGGCCGTGAATACTCAGCAGGAAGCTGCCATCCTGTGCATGACGGACCTGCACTACGGCAAAAAGACAGATTCCTTCAACCAGGACATCTTCGAGCAAGAGATCCTCCGGCTCACAGAAACGATGCAGTCTCGCCGCGAAGAATTCGCCGGCCGCAACATCACTGAACTCGTCTGCTGCATCCTTGGGGACATCAACGACGGGTCCGAGATTTATCCGACCCAGCCTCACCACCAAGTCGAAACGAACGTCGAAGTCCAAGCCGAAGAAATCACCGAGATTCTGACGCCCTTCTTCCAGAAGATGAAGGAAGTCTGGGGTAACGTACGGATCGAGACGGTCCCAGGCAACCACGGTCGGAGCGGCCGGTTCGCCCACGACTTCGCCTCGTGGGACACCGTGACCTACAAATACCTCCGCGGAAAACTGGCGAGCGACGACATCAAGGTGGGGATCAACAAGGGCGGCACGAACCCATTCCTCAGGAAAGTGAACGTGCTCGGTCACAATTACCTGATGTATCACGGGCACGACATCAAAATGTTCCAGGGTATCCCCTGGTACGGGATCTGGAACCGGGTGGCAAAGTGGGCCACAACCTCGACGCTGAGCCCGTTCGAAGTAATTATGATGGGCCACTTCCACTCGTTCGCGGACAACACGCTGAACAAGATCCGGATTCTGACCAACGGCACGATGATCACCGACGACGATTGGGCTCTGCAGGTGCTCGGTCGTGAGTCGGACAACAAGTGGCACCTGTTCGGGGTGACCAAGGATAAGGCCGTCGATTGGCAGTACCCGGTTGATCTGGTGACTGGCGGCGGCCACTAAGGAATCGATCATGACCCCTGACATGGTGAACGAACTCTTCGAATTCGTGGGCGGGCTGTTTCTCTGCCTGAACTGCTGGCGAATCCACAAGGATAAGCAGCTAAAGGGTGTGAGCTTCTGGTCCGTCTTCTTCTTTACGTCCTGGAACCTGTTCTTCTACCCCTCCATGGAGGCGTACTACAGCTTCTACGGAGGAATCCTGATCGCCCTCGCCAACACCGTATGGATCGGGTTGGTGATATATTATAAAGTTCACAAACCTGCTTCGCCCAAAGATTGGGTAAAGCTGGCTCCGAGAGCACCGGAGCCAATCGTCGTGTGCCCTCGGTCCCTACTGGTGTACTATGCATAACGATTTCTGCACAGTAGTGGTCGTGGCGGAAGAAGGGGCAAAGCAGCTAGAATTCTTCCTCCAGAACTACCGAAAGTGCTATCCCAAGGCTCCACTCCACGTCATTAGCGATGGCGTGAATGACCCAGAATATTCCAAGCTCTGCAAGAAGTACAACGCTGACTACACCCTCGGCCGCTACTACAAGCGGATCGAATGTGGCGGTCTATGGTGGAAGCGGACCCTGGAAGTCGGGCTCAAGTATGGCAAGAAGTGGATCTTGAAGGTAGACCCCGACACCAAGTTCTGGCGGCCATTCAAAACGGCTCCCAAGCACCCGGTATCCGGCACCCACAACAACATCGGCAACCCCCACGAATACATCCAGGGCGGATGTCAGGCTATCCGCAAGGACATCGCCAAGAAAATCCTCGACTCCGGCATCCTGGCCAGCGACGAACTAACCAAGCACTGGAACTTCTGCCCAGATAAGAAGTTCCTGAACTCCTGGCTGCCCACCGGCTACTTCACCACCGATTTCTCCCTCGTCTTCATCCTCCGCAAGCTGGGGATCGAGTTCGGTGATTGGACCGACGTCGGCTGTCAGTGGCGAGTCGCTCCACCCAACTTCGACGGCACCTACGCCGTTACCCACCCACACAAGGTCGCCGACCACAAGCCGGTCGGGGTGACGGACAAGACGCCCATCACCATCATCACCACCTGCAAGGGCCGCAAGCACCATCTGGAGCAGACACTCCCGAAGTGGCTCAAAGAAAAGAACGTCAACGTCGTGGTCGTCGATTACAACTGCCCGCAGAACGTCGGCAATTGGGTAGAGAAGACCTACCCAGGAGTGCGGGTTGCTCGCGTCCACAATGAGCGGAAATTCCATCTCGCCAAAGCCCGAAACGTCGGTGCCAAGTACGCCCCAGCCGGCTGGTGGGTGTTCATGGATGCCGACATGATCGTGAAACCGGGTATCATGGACGAGATCCGCAAGGTACTCACCAAGGGCTATTATTACGTCGCCAGTCCACTCAAATGGGGGATGTGCGGTACTGTGGTGGTCCACAGCGAGGACTACAAGAAGGCCGGTGGCTACGATGAGATCCTGTCGGGTTGGGGTGCTGAGGATCTCGACTTCTACGCTCGTCTCCGCCAGATGAACGTTCGCCCGGCGTTCTGGAATGGAACCTACGCTGAGAACATCCCGCATTCCGACGAGGAGCGTGTGAAGTTCTACGATAAGGCCAAGGAAGTGGCCCTAGTCCAGAACGGCAAGTACGTGCGAGCCAAGAACAAGCTTATGGTCAAGAACTGGAAGCTCTTGACCCTAGATGAGCGGAAGGCTCTGTGGGCTGATATCGTGGGCGATAATCAACCGAAAGCGGCACCGCCATCGAAGGGGAAGGCGAACCCAAAAACTGGCACCCACAAGTGCAAGTTCGAGATCAAGTTCGAGTGTGGCAACTGCGGTCACAAGAGCACCTGCCGAGCGACGGTAGTATGCACTAACGAAGACTGTCCGAATAACCACTACCCGTGCGGACCTGGGGTGGTATCGAAGCCTGAGGACAAGTCGGGCGTTCCGGCCGACTTCTTCGGGAAGATCGACAAGAAGGGGGATGATCGAGCGGCGAGCTCTACCTCTTTCGAAACCGACGATAACCGGGGCGGTTTCCCCGGCGGCCACCACCACTCTCACGGTGGCCATCACTTCGCAGGCGGTGGACACCACGCAGGTGGGTCGCTGTCCCGCGGCAGCGGTGGCCACACCGGGGCGGTGGTGGGCACTGGTGGTTTTTACATCCCTCCACCCATTGTGAGGAAGCCGATGACGAACATCAGCGTCGTGAACCACTCGACCATCCACCTTGGTATGAGCCTGGAAGAACTGTGCCGGGTGGGGATGGACTACCTAGAACTCTTGGCCCAGTTCTGGCCAGGAGTCCAGGCGAATCTGATCCCGACCAAGGTGATCCTGCCGAACACCCACGCCCTGGTCATCATGGACGATCCAGACCAGAACCAGCAACTGCTTGGTTATCGCGATCAAACCCCGGACGGGTTCCCACTGGCGAAGTGCTTCGCCAAGGCGGAGATGGTCGAAGGAGTACCGGTGACCGTGACCTTCACCCACGAACTCGGCGAGTTCCGGGTGGACCCGAACAACAGCAAGAGTGCGGTCAACAGCGATGGGGTTACCCACGCCGTTGAGATTTGCGATCCGGTCGAAGACGACTGGTTCCAGCACAACGGTGTTCAGGTGGCGAACTTCGTGCTCCCGTCGTGGTACGAGTCGTTCCACAAGACGGGTTCCACCAAGTTCGACTACATGGGCCTTCTGTCCCGGCCATTCTCGATGGCTCCGGGTGGGTTCACCACGGTCCGGTCTTCGGCCGGGCAGTGGATGCAGGTGCACGGGAGTCACCCGAAGCTGGAAGATCTGGCCGGGAAGGACCAGCGGGAATGGCGGGGTGATCTGCGGAAAAACCAGCATCACGCTTCGACGCGGCACGCTCACAACAGCTACCTACGGACTGGCCGCAAGTAATCCGGTCTACAGCACTGCCCGGCGATGAGCCGGGCAGCGTCGTATCCGCGGTTAGGCCGCAGCGTACATCTCGACGACTTCGGCTTCCGTGACCGTCTTGCCCACTTCCAGGGCTGCGGCGTACATCTGCTTGGCGGTGACGCCTTCCGGTAGCTGACGGGCCGCGATGAGGTTCCGGAGCCGCCGCTTGGCGATGAGGCCCGGCTTTCGCATGTTCTCCGCGGCCATCGCCGCTGGCCGGTGGCAGGACCGGTACAGGGCAATGATCTCCTTGAGCAGTTCCAGAACCAGAGCAATAGTGACCGGGTCCAGGAACGCCTCCTGGCCGTCATCCAACCCCTTCGCCTTGAGCATCAGTAGCTTGGCTTTGGCTTCGTAGACCATGACTGCCCCCCTCGTGTAAGAGCCACCATATCTTTGGGAGCGCCTATAGTCTCAGATGTGGTACTCCGGTTCCCGCCCCCAAGTCTGCAACAGGTCATAAATCGGGCGGTCACCGTTGATATTGTAGTACACGCCAGCCGTGTCGGGGTTTTCGAACTCCTGGAAGAACAGCATGTTGCAATTCTTTGGATACTGCGAGTAATCATACTCGCCAGCGTTCACGGCTGACATACTCTTAAGTAGTCTCTCCTTCTCGACGTCGTCGATAACACCGGGATGGAGACACACATAGTGCTGGTGAGTGTGGTGATTCCAGAAGATAATGACGGTGGTCATGCCGTCACAACACCGTCAGCCGCCGCCATGGATCTTGAGCAACTTCTCACTCATGATCATTGAGTTGACCCGCATGTAGTCGTGGATATCCAACTCTTCCGGATTCCACTCTTTCATCTGCTCGTGGATGAAAGCGAGGATTTTGGTGACGTGATCGGGGTCGGTATAGGGGAACCGTTGGACCTTCTTGACGCGAGCAGACGAGGCCACCGCTTCGGCCTCTTTGAAGCCCACGACGACCAGCCCGGCCATGTGGGGGGCGTCGATGCGGATGATCTCGCGAACGCCTCCGTCGTAAGCGGAGAGCCGAAAAGACCCGCCCTCCGGCATAGTGATGCCAGCTTTGACTGCGGCGAGAGCGTTATCGGCGATCGATGGTGTGGTTTCGTCAGTCATGGGGTTCTCCTTTGCTCCTATATACAGCAGAACCCGCCGAACGGCCAGCGGGTTCTCAGACTGTCACTCCTTACTTGGCAGGCGACGGCGTGATCGGCCACAGAATGAAGCTGCCGGGCTGGATACCGGCCTCGATGTAGTAGTTCCCGGATGGGATGTTGCCCTGGCTTTGGATCGTCAGCGGCTGCTGACCGGGGTAGGCCGACGTGACCGGCTGGCCCTGCACTACGGGCTGGCTCATCACGACGCCGTTCTGGATCGGCTGGCTGTAGGTGTAGCTCGGCTGCTGGAACTCGCCGATGACGACGGGGCAGCCGGTGGCGGAACACTCGCCGACCGAAGCTGGGGCCGACTGGCCCACGAACCCGCTGAAGCCAAACCCGCCGCAGGACGAGCGGACGAAGCCCCCGCTCGTAAACGCCGGCTGGGAGCTACCGCAGCCGCCCTTGCTCTTCCGACCGAACGCCTGGGCGTCGGTACTCGTGGCCAGAACAGCCGCGACCGCCAGCCCGAAAATCAGTCCACGCATCTCCATCGACCTCCTTGGTGATCCCGCACTCCTATCGTGCGGAACGACTTAAATACAGGAGGACGTCAGATCTCGACAGGTGTACGTCCGGCTCGGCGTTTGGACTTGATGAAGGGATTGCGAGAACAGGGCAGTCTGCGGGCTTCGGCTTTGGTGGGAGCTAACGGGATCGTGTGCTTGACGGGAACTGCTGTGACGTGACGGGCGAGTCTGGTGTCCGGCCACCGGTAGAAGACCGACGTGCCGATTTCGATGTGATTCTTACATACCCAGCACTTACGCGGCTGGTCCAGGACCGCGACGGGTCCTTCTTTTGGAAGTCGAGAGATCACCATGATTATTCCTTACGGCGAGATCGATAGCCTCTTGGGGAGTCCGACCGAAATAATACCGGGCGTTGCCAATCCGGAATCTGTAACAGTCGCCGTCTGCCAGGAGTCCGCGAATGGTCGCTATCTCAGCGTCGGACAGCAAGCTTCTCAGATGAAGGACAACGCTGTTGACGTCTGAGTTCGGGCTGAGCCGATCCAGGTGCCACGAGCGAAGATTGTCTGGAATTGTCACCTTCATATGTGCAGCCACTTTTTCACTTCCGTCAATACTTGATCGTCGAAAGTCGGATCGGCATATTCAAAACGGGCCGCGTCAGCCGGCAGTCGATCGACATGACGGCCGGGGAGAAAGAGCGGGGGACGATGGAGACCCTACTCATCAGCTCGGCCGAGCGGACCGAGATCGTGGCCGGCAAGTTCGCCGCCACCACCGGGTTCGCGTTCGCCTCGGTGGTGTGGAACGTCCTGTGGATCACCGGCGGGTTGCGGTTTTCGTGGAAAACGAGGACTGACTTCTGCTCATCTTAGCACGGACTAGCGGCAGCGGCCCGTGGTGCAGACCGGGTAACGATAGATCGGCGGGGCGGACGGGATCGCTTCCATCATGGGAATCCCGTCCTTGAGGTAGCACCTGTACAGGCCGGGGGCAAGGCCGGCGTACCCGGCGGCTACCCGGCAGTCGCACGGACCGTCCCCCTCGCCGACCCGCAAGACGCCCGACTTGCCCTGGCGGACCGAAGCGAGAAACGCCGAGTACCGGTCGGTGTCAGTCGGGTTCCGCTTCGGCGCGGAAGATTTTAAGGCGACGGCCACCTTTTCGGCCAAATCTTTCGCCTGGTCGGCACAGTTCTTCCCGGGCGTCTCACACCGACCAGCCGACAGGGCCAAGGCGACACGGACTCTCGTTTCGGTGCCGTCGGCGGTCGGGTTCCGCTTCGGCACGGGAGATTTTAAGGCGACGGCCACCTTTTCGGCTAAATCTTTCGCCGGGTCGGCACAGTTCGTCTCACACTGGCAAGCCGACAGGGCCAAGGCGACACGGACTCTCGTTTCGGTGTCGTCGGCGGTCAGGGGGGCGGCCGATAGCAGGGCGACAGTCAGGGCAAGCGTCTTCATTTTTCACCTCGTTAACGTGTCAGGGCGAATAGCGTCTCCGGCCGCAAACGAACGGCGAAGAACGGGGGCCGGCGGGCCGGGAACCCCACCGCGTCCGACAGGGCGTAGCTGTCCCCCTGGGCGACCATGCGTTCAACCGTCTGGGCGTCCGCCCAGAACCCAGCGGGCGGCTGGTCGGGCGGGTAAACCGGGCCGGTGTGGGCCCGGTCGCCCCAACTGTTCAGGACGAAAGCCCCGTCCCTCGGAGTGCTCCGGACGCCGATGATCGCCATGCAGTGGTACCATGTCCCGGACGGCCTGGCAAACCCGTCCCGGTCCCGGGTCATGGTGAACCCTTGGTCCGAACAGACGGCCACCGGGTACCCCTGGGCGATCGCTCGCTTGACATCCGTCCAGGAGCGGACGAGGGCCGCCCCCTTGACCGGCGACTCCTTTGCCACGGTCTCGATCTCGTCGGGCACGCCCCGGGCCCCGAACACCCTGGCCCGGTACGGGTCGAACGTGGACAAGTCGATAGACCCGACCTTCTCCATCGGGACGACGCCGTACCGGCTCACCCACTTCGCGGCCCACGCCCCGACCGACCCGTCGCCACGGATTCGCCCGCCGCCGATCTCGACGCGAGACCCGCCGTAGATCACCTCGGCGGACACCGGCTTCCACGCCGCCTCTTGGCCGGACAAGATTTGGTTGGCGAGCAGGATGTCAACCGCGTGCTTGAACCCGCACCCGACGCAACAGCCCACGTCCCTCTGGTTGATGTTCGGGTAACTGTTTTCGGGCAAACCTGCGACACTGCGGACGCCGCGCCAGAGGAACGCTTCGGCGTACCCCTGGGCAGACTTCCCGGCCGGCGTGTCCGCGAAGTCCGGGATGGCGGACGCCTTGACCGTCTCTTCGACGGCGGCGGGATCCGGGACCCAGCCGGTCGCGGGGACGAAACCGAGCGCCGTTATGTCCTCGTCACTGGTTTTGCGGGCCGGCAGGAACGACAGGGCGACGCCGACAAGAATGCCGACGAGGAACACGATTACGTACTGGCGAAGGTGCGTCATGATTACTCCAGAGTAGTCAGGGCGGAGGCCGCCCTATTGTACACGTTGGAGATTTTTGCCCTGGTGTCGTCGGTAAGCGGGGTCACGAGGTCGGCGATCTTCCCGATCTCCTCAGCAACCAAGGTTCGGACGGCAATTAGGCCGCTAACCCCCAGTAGATCGGCGGCCCGGCGAACCTGCTCGATCAGTTGGGAGCCGGTCGCCGTGTCCGGCCGACCCGCGATCATCGCAGCTTGCCGGTACAGTTCGGCGAGCGTTGCCGCCTGACCTCGCTTGGTGTCGAGCTGGGTCGGGTCGGCCCGGTAGGCGGCCCTCAACGCGGCCGCGAACGGGTCGGCTGGTGGCGGCGGTGGCGGCGGCGGTGGCGGCGGCGGCGGTGGTGGCGGCGGCGGTGGCGGCGGCGGCGGTGGTGGCGGTGGCGGTGGCGGCGGCGGTGGCGGTGGAACGGGTGGGGTCGGCGGAAGGGGGGTCGGCGGTGGGCCGCCATAGACCACCTCGATTTCGAGCGGGCGGGACGACACGTTGTCTCTCACGGCCCACGCCAGGACCGGCCACCGGCCGGGGCCGGGCGGGATGAGGACTGCTGATTTCCGGTCCGGGAAAACGACGATCTCGGCGGCGGGCAGGACGCTCCACCATTCGCACGGGACGTCGCTGGTCAGCCGGACCGGCCCCCTAGCCTGGGTGACGACGGTTGGGGCCGGCCGGTCCGGGGTCTTCGCCAGGGAAACGGCTGGCGGGGGCGGCGGGTCGGCGGCGGTTGCCGGGGGCGACGGATCGGCCAGTAAGGCGAGCAGGAGCATCGGCGTCTCGGGTACTTGGCGGCTGGAAAGGGGTCAAATATTCAGAGTATCTTTGCTCGAACATTCGAATAGCCGTGCGGACTCATCACCAGCTCTCTAAAACAAAACACCGTGGAGAGCAGAGGAGGCAATCCACCTCAGCTTCCGTCGTTAGACCACGTGTTGTCGAGACCGGAGGAACCGTAGGAACTACGGGGTTAGCGGGTGGAGAGAAGCATAAGACTTCCCCAAGGAAGCAGTTCTCAGTGAAACCCGAAGCCGCCACCTCTCTGCGAGCGAAAGCGAGCAGGGGGTAGGGGTAGTTCACCTGAACCACTTGGTCGGGTGAGGTGGAACCCCCCGCGGGCGACTGCTGGGTCCATGTCTTAGCTTTGGTCGGCGTATTCAAAAGACAGCGATGATGCTGAGAATCCAGATCACGCCCCACAATTACTCAAAGCCAGTATTGTACTGGCAGTAACAGGGGAGTGGTCTATGAGCAAGGGCACTGGCATTCAATGAGCTGACGACACCGTTAACCCCACGTCCGGCTGCGACGGTTGCGAACTCTGGATTCCGGGACAGGGCGGACCCTGTTACGTCGGGAACCTCCACGAGATTCGCCTCTCGAAGTCCCTACCGACACTGTACGATCCGGTCTTCACCAACGTCCGGCTCACCCCCGGACCGATGGCCAAAGCCCTCCGCTGTATGGACCACACCGGGAAAGTGGCCCGGCCGGAAAAGCCGTGACTGGGGCTCAGTCCGCGGAAGATCTTCGTCGGCGACCTCGGAGACATCTTCTCGAAGGTCGTCCCGTTCGACTTCCTCAAGGCTGAGATCATCAACCCGGCCCGGAACTCGCCGCACCACATACAGCTTCTGACCAAAGAGCCGCAACGGGCTCTCCAGTTTGCCGGATGGTTGAACGAGCCGTGGCCGGAGAACGTCTGGATCGGCACCAGCATCACCGGGGTCGCTAGCCCCCCACGGATCGAGCACCATCCCTCAAGGTCCGCCAGATGCCGGCCTAGCGGTGGCAAATCCGGCCGACCTTGGGATTGGCTGGCGAAACAGGAGCAGTGACGACCGCCGGTGTGTGGAGAGGGGCCGCCCAATCCACAGCCGGCGAATCGATAGCACCCTTATGGCACCGGGGCATAGCCCGCCACCCGATGGATCTGGGCTGGAATGTGGTGGATCATGGATGTGCTACCAGGATATCTTTGGGACCGTTGCAACTGTCCTCTAACTCGATCTTGTAGGCCGGGTTGATGGCCAGTAGCAGTTCGAGGGTGGTCTTTAAATCTACCTCCAGACCCCACAACGTCTTGCCGAAGACCCTGAGGTCGTCGATAATGATGGTATGTGTCTTGATGGGGTGAAGGGCTATCGATCGCAACTCCTGGTAGAGCGGCGTGTGCGGGGTGTGCCCATCCAACCAGAAGGTGATGGGGACGTCGATGGTCTTGATGAGTTCGGGCAGCACTACGGCTGAATCGCCGAGATGGAGTCTTACCCGTTTTTCACCGGCGAACATGGCCAAGGCGTTGGCGTGGGATTGCGGGTCGATCTCGATACTGTGAACGGTTTCGAAGGGGAACTGCAGGGCTAAGGCAATACCACCGCCATTAAGTGTTCCGGTTTCGATGAAAACCGGGTTCTGGTGCTTTTGCAGTACCCCGTACGGGAGCGTGCTATCCCCTGGGGTGAGGTTATTCTGGGTGTGTGGTATCATGACTTACTCCTGTAGATGGCTTCATAGATTCTACCGTGCGGTGGCTCCCAAGCTCGGTGCGAGTAGAGCGGCAGGGCACCGCGAGGCCCGACGCACGCGGCCATTTCCAAGGGGAAGAGATCGCCAAGGAAATTTTCTGTATGAAAGTTGAGATTCCACATGGCCCGCGTCCAGTTCTCTACTGCTTGGGGACGTGGGCCGGTACGTCTCATACCGTATGTTTGACCCACGAACCACCTGGCGACCTCGACGGCGGTCTGGACCTTGGACAGGCCGTACTTCTTCTTGACGACCCGCCTGAGCATCCGCCATTTGGACTCGCCGAGAGAAATCTGGGCTATGGTTACTCCAGGTAAGGGACCAGCGGAGCAACACGGGGCTTAGCCCACGAACCACGTGGCTACTTCCATTGACGCCCGGACCTTGGGGAGGCCATGTTTCTTGATAAGGGCTCCCAGTCCCTTGGCGACAACTGGATCAATAGTCTGGCCATCCTCGGTCTGGCCCGTCAGGAGAGTACCGACGGCTCGCTGTTGCTCGTTGCTTACCCGCTTGATGAGTCGACCAACAACCGCTGCAGTAAACCGGCGGTGATACTTCTCTTGAATGTAAGCCGAGACTTCGGCGGAGCCATTGTGTCCCGCTTTGATGGCTTCCCGAATCATGTCGATGGGGCGTAGATCTGGCATGGCCATTCTCCATGTTGATGTTGCAGTCCTCCCCATCAACACGGTGGTCACTTCTTCTGATATTGCCAGATCCGGTAGGGCGGAAATAGCCAGACAGTGTTATCCTTAGCCCGGCAGACGTTGAGGACGGGGACGCCGTAGTCCTGGAAGGTGGCTTTCCAGACCCAGCCCACTTCGGCGGGATTATGGCCACTGGTATCCAGGATGCGGTTGGGGATGAGAGGGTCGTGCGGTTCCTTGACGATCCCAACAACTTTGTATTCCTTGCCCTTGGGGGTGGTGAATTGGGTGTCGTTGGGGGCCGGGCTGACGGATAGAAGTGCGAAGGCGAGTGCGAACATGGCGACCAACATGGCGACCTCCTTGTGGGTTCTCTAAATACGACAACGGCTGGGGACAGCCCCGGCCTTTTCCGCGTAGTTGGTTGGTGATTTTCCAGCGCCATCGCGCCCCACTACAGATGTCACCTCCATTGTTAAGGGGTCGGTGTCCCAGGGAGCGACCCAGAACCCTTCGACGCCTTATCTTCCAATGCGAATTTCCACAAACCACTCATTTATGATCTAGGTAGCGACAGCGAGTTTCTTCATGCGCAGCAGATAGCGAAACGACCTCAGCGACTTCTGGATGGCGTGCCTGACAGTGGCCTGGCGGCGCTTTGGTATCGCCTCTCTAGCACAAACCTCAATTTTCCCGTCCCAAAAACCTTCTTGTAGCCGAACTTGTCGGCATAGGCTGCTTCTTTCATCGACATTTTCACGGCGCGCTCGTAGAGCGTCTTTTTGTGCATCACCCAGCCGTGCTCGTCTACGTACCAGTAATCTGGGCGAATTACCTTGTCCTGCTTGAAATTGAGCGCTTTGTAGACCGCCCCGTCGTGATTGAATGTAGTGTCACAGTACGAGATGACAAACTTGTACTTCTTATCTAACTGCTTCAGGCACCTACTAACGAACCAGCTGGCGAAATTGTGCTTCTGATACCGTGGATGGATACACAGCCGACTCAATTCGACAGTCTCAGCCAATGTGAACTCGCCAGTGTCTACGTTCTGGCGCACCGGAGGCGAAAAAACGCATACCGCGATGAGCTTATCTTCTAGATATGCCCCGTGGGCTATGCCGCCGCGTCCGGCGTTAGCCAAGTAGTGATACTTGGACAACAACAACCTATAATCTACGGCGTCAGCTTTCCTGATTACAATGTCCTTGAAGGAGAACGATGCTATTTCCAACTCCGTTAGCCCAAGCCAATATTTCAAAGTCTCGACTACTTTCTCTTTGCAACCGAACTCGTGCTCCCACAGGTATTTCAGTTCGTGGCTACCGCCGCAATACCTGGCCACGTACATCGCTTTGGCCTTATCCACACGCACAGCTCGCGCCAGGGAATGCCAATAATCGCCTTGGCACTCAATCACCAATAATGGCTTGTTGGCCCGTGGGATTACACAGTCGAAATTATATGGACCGATGGTGCACTCCGGATCAGCCGCCCTGTCGGCGTACTCCCGGAAGTATCGTATCCCCAGATCGTCCAGAATACTGTAAAGAGTCGTCTGTAGGCCGGAGACGCGCGGCTGTGCTTCCCGTGCTTTCGCCATACGTTCTCGGAATTCGTCACTCTCCCAAACTTTCCTAATCCTCTCTGCATTAGCTTCTCGCAATCCTGGGTCTGACCATACAATCTTCATCAGGTTTGAGATCTTCTGTCTCTTGAGCGGATCGGCCCATATCCTCTGCTGGATAGCCGACATCTCTGCTTTCTTCTCATCGGTCCATACTAAAACCTGGACCGCTCGCATAGCTTCGACGCGTTCGGGGCTGTCCCAGTAATCCCGGAGAATGTCGGCCATTTTCTCACGGAGCGTAATATCAGACCACACAATCTTCTGAATAGTCGCTTGTTTGCGGCGGTACTCCGGCTGAGCCCAGAGGTCCTTCGAGCCCTCGGACAGCTTCCGTCGGAGTTCCGGCGTTACCCGCGCCTCCGATGACGCAGCAGCAGCGCTCCGCTTATCGTCCGTCCACGCTTTCTTCATGCGTTCCGATTGAAGAGCCGCAAAGTCCTCTGGGCCACTTATGCCGTGCTTTTTGCAGAGACGCTCCAAGGCTGATACTGAACCGCCGACAACTGCGACGATCTCTTGCAATGACTTGGTAGGACGGAGTTGCCTGACCTGTTCTATGGTCTCTGGAGTATCTAGGTTCGATTTGTTGCATAAGGCTGCGGTCTCAGCCACACTCCGTTTCAGCCCCAAGTGCACCAGTAGCTTTCCTATGGTCCTAGCTGGCTTCCTGTAAATTGCCCCAATCTCCTTAGCAGTTTTCCCTTCCGAAAATAGCCTAATAATATCCTGCTTCTGGGTGTCACTGAACTGCTGATGAACTGAGATAGGCGCTGGCATGGTATATCCTTTCCACGTCCAATACATTTGACGCGCCCCAGAAAGAAACAATAGTCTTTCCGGGACGCGTCAGCATGAGACTGTTTTAGAGGTTGCTGACAGTGATTACGCTGTCAGGTCCAGCACGGTCGGCGTGCTGAGCAGCGGGACCATCTCAGATATTAAGACCTAACTTATCTTCCAGCACAAATTTCCACAAACCACTCATTCGGTGCTTTGTGTCGGGCGCGGCTCACTAAAGGTAGCGCATTGATGATAAAATCAGCAGTCAAAGCATTCTTCATCGGTTTGTCCACGTGCAGTACAACCCGCTTCGCATGAGTTTTCGCCTTTTGAACTAGAGGACGCAAAAACTCAGCATACCAAGTCTCAAACTTCCCATACTCAACCCCATCCAAATAATCCTCCTTGTTGTGGAAAGGCGGAGATGTAAGCACGAAATCCACATCGGACCATATCACATCTTGCCATTTCAAGTTGTGAAGCTGGCAAGAAGAACCCACAAATTCTTTGATCTTCACTAGGCCAGGATAGGAAATACCAGGATCGGTAGCCTCATAATCGCAACCCGCAATTTTCGCAGCTAAAAGTCGATGCCCCCAACCAGCACAAGGGTCGAACCATTTCCCTTGAAGCCCAAAATGTTTGAGCGCAGCAATAATCACCGGGACACTCAACATGGAGGCCATGGTCAAACCAGCAAACCGCAGTTCTCGAATTAGACGGGCTGGACTTAAAGTCTTCCCAGGGGTAATGAATGCTTTGACCGCTCGTGCTACCGTCTTCGGAGCCTTAGCAAGTTCAGCTACAGAGACACCACCCTGACGGACGTGATAAGCAAGTGGTTGGTGATGTAAGACTAGCTGATTCCCAGGAGCCAATCCTGTAGTAATTTGATTTTCACCAAGATACTGACCAATATCGATCGATTGACAAGCTAACCAATCACTATCGCAATCGAATTTCTTTGATTGCCAACCACTACTGATGATAGTAGACACAAATTCGTTGATAATATCATGCCTGTCGGTCCTTGCCATAATCTCTGCTGCGGTCAACTTAAATTCGAAATCGTGGATATTGTTCCAAACGAAAGGTCGCAGACCTTGAAATTCGAGCCAGCGAGTGTATTTCCGTTCCAACCGAACCGAATTATCGGAGTAGATAAAATTCCCAAACTTCGCGACATTGCCGCGATTGGCCCAGCGAAGCTCGTAAACCGATTTTCGCGGCTTCACTTGTGTAAATGGCCCACCAACCGCCGCAATACGACAATTGATCTTATTCAGCGCCCCATCGAATTTGCAGACAATATTACTGTACCATCGACGTTTACGACGGTGTTTCCTCTTCTGGCTACTGATGCACCCATCTCCGTCAAAATAGCCGCGAACAAAATGATGCAAAAGAAAGTCCGGCACTGTGTTGATTATTTCGAAGTTGATGCCATTTTTATAATCGAGCCAACCTAATTGCAGGAGAATCCTGGTCATTATCACATCATTGAATACCATCACCTTCCTAGGATGATTGTCTCTCAGATCGTCAAAGAACTCACCTTTATAACCCAAGAAATCGGCCAACAATCGCAGATGCCCTTCATCCCGCTTCTGTAAAGAAACCCTGATAGTGCGGTATGTGCCCGCTGATTTGGCGATGCAACCATCGGCCAACATGAAACCTAACCAGTAAGCTTTTTCCGGAACATCAATCGTATCGAAAATGTGACTGTTAAGAACGAATGAACGCTCACCTTTTGACTGACCTTTCAACCCAGCTTTTTTCATATATCGACGAACGGTAGTAACACTACAGTTTAACCGCTCAGCGATAGTTTTCTGTGGAATCTTCTGACGAGCCAATTTAATGATGTCGTCGGATAGCATCTTTAGTCCGTAAAAGTGTTCAGCACCGTTTAAATACGTTTGATTCGGCAACCATGAACACTTTTACGGACTAATAAACCACTAGAAAGATGAATATTTCTACGAAACCATAAATACAACAAGAGGGGCCGTCAGGCCCCTCTTGTGCCGTTCTTGACGGGGTTTTACAGGTTGCTGACTGTTACCACGCCATAGTACAGACCACCATCTTCGATCAGCTTCTTCCCATAGCGGGTCATAATACCCTTGTTCGGCGTGAAGGAGTTCGGGTCGAGTACGGTAGGAGTACTCAGGAGGGGGATATAGGGAGCATAGAAGTAGCCCGCGTCGAGCACCGAGTTCCCCTTGAAGCCCATCAGAATCTTGCAGTTCGGGAACAGCGGGTCCTTGTAGATCTTCATCTTGCCCTGGATCGAGCCGATGTTCATGATCCCGATGTCCACGCCCTCGGTGGTGAAGGCGTCGGAGGCACGGAAGTCGTTCAACTGCTCGAACTTGGACGCGATGTCCGCCGACATCACCATCCAGTTGGCCGGGCCGCGGAGGGTGGTCCGGTGGATGATGTTCGCCACTTCCAGGACCTTGTACATCAGGGCGATGTTGCGGTCCGTGAAGTTGACGCTCGCCCCGGCAGCGGTGGCGAAGTTGTGGTCGGCTCGGATCGCCGCAGCGATGATGAGGTCGTTGATGATCTCACGATCGATCTCGGCCACCATCTCGTCGGCCATCAGGTCGGTCAGGGTGGACTCAGCGTCGATGTTGTGCACCGACTTGAGGTCCTGAGCGGCTTCCAGCGACCAGGAGGTCTTCAGCTTGCGGGTGATCGCAGCGACCGAATCACTGTCGATGCTCAGGGTCACTTCCGGCTGGAAGGGGTTGGCTTCCAGGTCGTACTCGTAGTTGACGCGGGCCACGGCCCCGACCGGGAAGGACCCAGCGGACAGGGTGACCTGGACGGCACCGGTCGAGTGGTTGAAGGTAGTCGCACCGGGAGTGCTGACGTCCACCGTCAGGGTGTCGGTGAACTCGGTGCAGTCGCCGACCAACACGACGTCAGGGTTGCCGTCGCTGTCGAAGCTCACCCGGAGGCACGGCGTGGCGTCGTCGCAGTTCGGGCTGGCGTCGGCGGCGGAGGCGAAAACCTCGACCACGACGGTGCCGGCCAGGACCGGACGGTGAGCCAGGGTCGCGGACACCACCGAGTTACCGGTGATCGTCGCGTCCTCGCCCCGGACTTCCTGCGAGGAGTAGTATGGGTCGAGAGCCCAGCCGTTCTGACGAGCGAAGCTCTGGGCGGTGTTCTGCCGCATGATCTGCGTGCCGGCGACCGTCTGGCCCTTCGTCAGAGCGTAGCGGTACCGGATGTAGAAGATCAGGCTGGCCGGCTGGCTCATCGGCTGGACGCCGACGAGGTTGTCCGCGATCAGCTTCGGGTACGACTTCCGGATCAGCGGCAGGGCGAACCGGGTGAAGTCGGCGATGTTCGCGGTGGTGGTCTGGTCTTCGAACAGCAGCGACCGCTTCTCCGGGTTCCAGGCGTTGAACTGGTTCTCCAGGATGGAGGCCATCAGCCCGAACTTTTGGGGGCCGACTTCGCGGCACTTACTCAGAACCGGCGACCACTTGCGGACGAGTTGGTTCTTCTTCGACTCATGGATGACGGCGGCCTTGTGCAGGTCCGTCTCCTCGGTCAGCATACGACTGCCACGATTGACCCCTTCAGCGAGGTGCCGGCGAGCAGCGGGGGCAGCGGCCCGTGCTGCGGGAGCAGCCGGACGAGCAGCGAACCGTTGCGTGCGAGAAGGAAGCATCGGAATCTCCTAGTTTCGTTCGTTGTGACTCAGTAGCTTACGTGTTGGAAACTCACAGTACCCCATTTTTGCTTGGGGGACTAAGAGTTTAGATCAGGTCCTCGTCGATCTGCTCGGCGATGTCGGCAATGCCGAACCCGCCACGGTTCCCCTGCTGCCGGGTGTTACCACCCTGGGCCGGGGCCGCTTGACGACGATCCTGATTCTCAACGATGGTCGGCCGACTTGTCACCGGCCGAGCGGCCCGACGGGTCCCGTCGATCCGCTGCTGCCCCCGGGGGGCCCCACGCCCCTCAGTCACAGGTTGCTTTCCACCGCTGCCCTGGGACTTCAGCCTAGCGTTCTCGGTGACCAACTCGCGGTTACGGCTCAGCACCTTCTCGGCGATGGCGTTCCGCTTGTTGGCGAGAGCGATGGCCTGATCCCGTTCTTCCGTTAGCTGCTGGATCTTCTGCTTCGCCTTCTCGATGACGGCTGGAAGTTGCCCGTTCTGGCTGGCACCATTCGACTCCACCTGCACACCCTCAAGAAGGGACTTCAGTTTACGGAGCTTGGTCACAGCCTCGGACTCGTTCAGGGCCGACTGACGCTGGAGATGAGCATCGATCGCAGCACTCTTCGTCTCCAGGAAGACCTGGAGCCGGCGGGCCAGTTCCCGCTTGTGGGCTTCCGTTTCCTCAATGCAGACCTTCTTGGCCTGCTCCACCTTTGCGGTGTAATCCGCCTCATACTGCTCACGGATGGTGGTCTTGTACTGCTCCAGGGACTCGCCGATTGAAGCGACGAGTTCCGCTTTGCAGCCCGCCTTGGTCAGCAGGTCCAAGATCTTCTGGCTCATGATCAAGACTCCTCCGCGAGCAGTTCGAGGTATATTTGCGTGAGGTCAGTTAGTTTAGGATGTACTTCGCGAGTATCCCCGCCAGACACCCTTTACCATCCACGGAGGTCAACGCCTCATAATGGATTTTTGACGACAACCCCCAATTTCTTCAGCACACCAGCCAGCCGACGATCGAACCACTCAGAATGCGGAGCCCACCACTTCTGGGCCTCCCGGGTGTTCGCCGATGATCTTGCAAGCAGCTACACCTGATGCTTGGTAAGGAGAAGCAGGACGCGATGAAGAAGTTGGGCGGTGGGAAGCCGCATCCGATGCAGACGGCGATGGGTTAGTGAGTGGTGTTCTCGTCGCCGTAGCACATCCGCCCTTGTGTGGTGTAGATGAACGCCACCGAACCCGGCTTCAGGAACAGAGAATCCGGGTTCTGGTAGTCCCGATGGTGCCCCGCCAGTTCGTTTTCGTTCGGCTTCTCGGCATTTGACCCAGAAGACGATGGGATTTGTCAGTCAGGATTCGGAATTGCCCGGAGAGGACGTACCCGGCTTTCCCGAATTTGGCGAAGAGAGCCCATATTAGCTCCGACGAGATGGCAGCCGGACGGGAACAGTCACCTTCTTGCGGTCCAACCCGAAATAGCCGTTGATCTCCTTGACGAGAAGGTCGTTGTAGACATCCTCGCTGAAGAGCTTCTTCTGCTGAACGATTGGCTTGATCCGCCGGTTAAGTCCTTCCTGAATGTTCAGGATGGCCCCATGCACCGACGGCTCCGCCACCACATCCCAGGTCACGAAAGTGTAACCCGGCATGACCCGGTAGACGTCCCGACCCTTGTGCTCCATCACTTCCATGTCGCCCACGCCGCGGGACGAGATACCGACGCGAACCTTGTGCTCGAACAGACCACGAAGCATCGCCCCACATGGCAGCTTGTGGAGCACTTCGGCTTCGCCATACACCTTCTTCCCCTCCAACCACACCTTGGTCATCAGGTGGGACAGGCGGTCGAGGTGAATCTTGGCATCGGAGTTACCGGTCCAGAATGAACAACCACCGGTTTCCATATAGAAATTGCCGTGGTCCACCGAAACGCAATAAATCCGACCGGTATGGTGGATCTTCTCGATGATAGTAAACCGCGGATCTAGACAAACCGATCGCGTCCGCGACACATGAAGCTGATGAAGGGTCCGCTTGTCAACAGCCCGAATGGCTCGGCCGGCGAACATATAATCATTGCTCGGCTCAACCTTCGACAGCCGGCCGGCACCACCAACTTTGACCAAGCACTCATGCAGGTCCCGAATCAGTCGTTCGGACACGCTGGACACAGCCAGCCTGCTGTACACCCCTAAATCGAGTTTCTGGACCACAGCGGCGTCAGTCTTGACACTTAGCGAGCGGGAATGACGATCCTCGGCCCGTAGCATCCGACCGTCGCCAATCGCGAAAGAGTAGATCAGAGCTTCAAGACAATCATCCGACAACGACTTGATATCTTCGGGAATGAATTTATCGGCAACGCCACCTAGACGGCGTAGCCAATTCGCCAGCCGTGCATCGTTCGTGAGGAACCCGCGTTTGCAGGGGGTCCACTGCAGTTCATTTGACACCCCATCTAGAATTTCAGACACCAATTTGCGACCATGTGGCGTCTTTTGAGCAATACAAACCCCATTACGACCATTCAGATTGCCCTTGGATAGATAAAGACCCAACAACAGACAGAATTGCCTTGCGTCCATTACCAGAGGGTTGACGAGATGTGGCTTCTTGAGTTTAAAGGCGTAGGCAGCTTCTACACCAGGGATAGTGTACAAAGATGACTGTGCCACTTTCCTACTAGCGGTCTTTGGGATGCGATAATGAGCGTAGCGTTTCCGGTTTAAGTATACGTCCTCGATGGTGGCGTAGATCTGGTGGCCGTGGCGGTCCTCCAGAAGCAGTCGATGTCCCGGCGTATACGAATCGCTGATGTTGGCGTTATGAATCCTATATGCAGGACCATCGTACGGCTCGTCGATTATCGCGTTGACCCGCGATTCCACGAACGAACCGGCGACCCGCGACCAAATCCGGTCACCCACCCGAACTTCTCGGAACTCCTTCCATCCGGAGGTGGTCATCAAACGGAAGTTTGTATCCAATCGGCAAGGGTGGTCAAATTCACCGGGGACAGCACGAGCCGCCACATCCTCCTGGATATTGCGGACCGCAGGGATCAGCACATCCTGAGTGCCGTAGAACCGGCCGTTGGCGTTCTCGACGTCACCGTTCTGGATCAGCCCGCTGATCTTCATGATCGGCTCTTCCCGGCCACCGACCCCCTCGCAGATGGACTGCTTGATGTCCATCACTTCGAATGGGAAAGTGTCCCGGATTAGCTGCATCCCAGCGGGAATGACGCCAGTCTCGGCGATCAACGCACGGTTGATCACACCCGACTGGAGCCGGGTGTTCTTGTCTTCGGAGAGAACGCCCTGGCGAACTAGGCCGGGGCTGATTCCCATTACGCGACGGCTAGGTAACATTGCGACTCTCCTTGTGAACTACCCTACCCTCTGCTCGCTCTCGCTCACAGAGAGGTGGTGGCTTCGGGTTTCACTGAGAACTGCTTCCTTGCGGAAGGCTGACGCTTCTCTCCACCCGCTAACCCCGTAGTTCCTACGGTTCTTTTTCCTTCCATCAAGATGTTCTTCGCCGCGTTAAAGTCCCTGTCATGCTCCACCCGACATCCCGGACACACCCAAGACCGGTCGGACAAAGTGAGGGGCTCGTTGACGAAACCACCTTTTCGCTCGCTCTCTGGACTTCGACCCCTTCACCTTCCGGGACAACTCCCGATGCAGGCGCTTCAACCGCCGCTCCAACGTCCTGTACGGCTTGATGGCGGGCCAGGAAGGTTACTCGTCAGAGCCCTTCTTGGCGACTGGAGGGTTGGTGCCGCTGCCGTCATCGACCTTCAGATCCGGCCCGATACCATCGAGCTTGTCATCGGTCTTGCCGGGCACCTTCACGTCCGGCATCTTCCTCTTGTTGTCCTTCAGCGGGGCCGTGTACTTCGAAGAGGCCGGGGACGTCATGTCCTTGTCTTCGAAGTGAACCCTGTCATCTTCCGAGCCAGCGGGAGCGGGCTTGGCGGCCGGCTTCTCGGCCGGGGCCGCGGGCTTGGTAGGAGCGGGTTCCATCGCACCGCCCTGGGCCTCGAAGTCCGGCATTGCCTCTTCGCCAGCACCACCGTTCGGGTCGAGGCCATCCTCCCCGCCACCGGTCTGAGCCTGGGCCGGTTCCGAACCCGCGGCAGCCGGGTCAGTCGCATCCACCGGAGCCATACCATCGTCGGCACCGGCATCCATCCCGCCACCGGCGGTGTCAAGGCCACCATCACCGCCACCCTGGTCAGCCAGTTCCTGAACTTCGACGTCCGGGGTTACCTCCACCGACAGCGAGCCGTCCGGCCCGGCGGTGATCTTGGCGACAGCCTCCTCCAGAGCCCGGTCCTCAGCGTCCGAGATCGGCCGGAGTTGCTCCAGGGAGTTGGCCAGCCAGCCCACGAACCGGGAGCCATCACCCTCGGTCATGTTGGCCGCGGCGAAAGCGTCCTCGACCAGGTCCTGCGGCACTGGGATCTCGACCGCCCCGTCTTCCGACAGGATGACCGGCTCCAATCCGGTGTCACCACCGTGATCGAAGATGAACTTCACCCCGGCCATCTCACCCAAGACAGCATCATCCTGCGAAACCCCCCAGATGATACCCTCGGCGACAGCCCGCTTCACGTTGATGCGGCCCTCGTTCGTGGAGCCACCTGCCCGGCTGGGCTTCGGAACCTCACGTTCCAGGTTGGACCGGGCGAAGCCGCGGGGCCGACGGACCGGGATCTTGTACTGATCCTCGTCCACGCACCCGTCGTCCTCGTGCTCGTCGTCCTCGTGCTCGTCGTCCTCGTGCTCGTCGTCCTTCTTCTTGTCCTTCTTGAGCCAGGGCTTCTCCCACTCCTCAGAAAAGGCGTTGACAACCTGTTCGAGAGCCTTGGGCATCTTCCCTTCGGGAATCCGCAGGCCAATGGCCTTGATACTGGCCCTGGCCATGTTCTCCAGGTTCTCGCCCAGGGCCTTGCCGACGAGCTTGTGCTCGGTGGCCAGACGCCGCATGATGCGGATGATCTTGTCGAGGTCGCCCTCGTCGGTGATCACCGGGGCACCGTAATCGGTGAACCGCAGCCCTTCGTTGACGATGAATTCGCCCTTCTTCACGGCGTAGGGGTCCGAGTTTTCGGCTAGGAAGTCGCCGTCCCGTTCCAGACCCTGCATCAGCGGCTGAGCACGGGGAGCCAAAGGAGCCCCGCCTGGGGCCGGAGGAGCCCCGCCGGGAGCCGGAGGAGCCCCGCCGGGAGCGGGAGCACCACCCGGAGGCGGCGGAGCCCCGCCACCGCCGCCCAGAAGGGCGTCGAGTTCCGGATCGCCCGCACCACCCGCGGCCGGGTCCCCACCCGGCGGCGGAGCACCGCCAGCAGCGGCTGGATCGCCACCCGCGGCGGATGTACCACCGATCTGGATGAGCGGACTGTTGATGTTGATGACCGGGGCACCCTGCCCGCCGCCACCTATATCGATTGCCCCGCCACCCGGAGCCATCGGGTCCATGCCTTCCATGTCGCCCGGTATCTGATCGAAGTTGCCCATCGTCTCGGCCGCCCCCAACTCCTCCTGGATGGTGGCGATGAGGTCTTCGGCCTCGTAGATGGCAGCGTCGTCAAAGTTCCGCTGCTTGAGCCGGTTGATGAGCCCGTTCAGCTTGGACGACAGTTCGTGAGACTCCTTGATCTTCGGGGTCTTGTTTCGCAGCACGTCCAGGGTCGTGGCCAGGGCTTCAGCCGCCACTTCCCGGTTACTGATGGCCTCGAAGATGAGGGTTAGAAACTTGTTGTAGGTCGCCTCAAAGTTCTTGGCGTTCTCCAGTATGTTGACGTTCTCGGCGAGCACCGGGTGTTCGGACTTACGAGCGATGTTCTTCCACTCCTCGACGATCTTGGCCTTGTTGACCTTGATGTTGGTGCGGTAGAACAGAGTCGCCGTGTCGTCGCACAGTTGCTGGTTGAAGACGGCCTTGGCTGCCAGAGCGTTCTCGACCAGGGTCTGCGTCTGGCTGCGGGTCAGGAGAGTGAATTCCTCCATCTCATCCAGGAACCCGGCGAGCCCCTTGACGGCTTCTTCAATCTTGTTCTCGGAGATAAGCTTAGCTGCAGTGTAGATCCGGTCCTGGAACCCCTGGCTCCAGTAGGCGTTCTTGGCCGACTCCAGCATTCGCCGGGCGACGAGCTTGCGTGCGGCCCACTTGGTCACAGGTAGCTTGACCTGCTCTTCACCGAAGGAGGCAGAGGTGACGTGGCCGTTCTCGACAATCACTCGGTCACGGAGAGACTCCACGATGGCGCTGACCAACCGGTCTTTCACGTCCTCGCCGATCTCGTCGCCCTTGCTGATGGTGATGCGCCGCAGCACCCCATCCTTGCACTTGACCATGCCGGATTCGGGGACGACGCGAGAGGAGAACCGCTGGCTCTTAAGCCGGTTGAAAGCGGTCGCCATCTCCTTCTGGTCATTGGCTTCCAGAGCGTTGATGAGCCGCAAGGCACTCTCACTGAAGAGTTCCTGCTTCTCACCCTCCACCACCACGACCGGTCGGATGTTGGTGATGTTCACCTTCCCGTGGTCCCGGCTGTGCTCGGCCACGTAGTAGGTGTGGGTATCCTGGTCCTCAATGAACAGTTCCTTGGCATGAAGGGCAGCTAGACGCCAGTCCTTACCGGCTTGAGCACCCATTTCCCGGACACGCTCTTCAAAGAACGCGACCTTGGCCTGAGCGGAATCGTTTAGGTGACCAAGAAATTTGCGGCTGTCCATGATAACCGCTGCAACCGACTTGCTCATGATGACCTCTTAACGGGTGGCTTCCTGAACGCCGTTGTCTGCCCTTTGGTTACCCCGCTCTCCCCAATGGAGTTTGCGGTGGCAATTAGAACAGAGTTGTCGGCACTTCTTAATTTCACCAGTAATCCGCTCCATACTGTAGCGTTTGCGAACAGCTACAGAGATGGAGAACTCCTTGACTTGCGGATCGGTATGGTGGAAGTCAATCACCGCCGGGTGATCTTCTCCGCAGGCATCACAGGCCAACTCGATCCCTTGAGTGGCCAAACAAACGAAAATTTTTTGCAAGTAGTCTGCAATCCATCGTAACGGCTTCAATTACTCGCAAAACACGACCTATCGAGACAACTATCACAATCGGGGCAGTGCTTCTCGTCCGGCATCAGCACACCCTCCATTACTAATTTTGACAAAGGTGGCTTACAAGCCACTCACCGCCACCGGTAAGTCGGACTCCGTTATCTCTTCCGAGTCAGACTCCTCAGGCAGATCATGACCCACGGTGATGACGTTGTAGACTTCCCGAATTACCTCATCCCGGATGTCCTTAGGTACTGACCACTCGACGAGAAGCCCAGGGTCCTCGCTTGGATCGTACAACAACGGAACCTCAAGCCCCTCGGACATCACGATCTGGTTGGGCGTAGGTTTGCCCCTACACAGCCCATCCAACTCCTTGCTCTCCAGCACGGCCTGGAAACCGCTGGTAAACTCACGGTCCTCCGCAAACAGAGGCTTACCCAACCGATCAGCCCACTTGCGGACCAAGGACATCGCCTTGTTGCGTTGACCACTCTTCTTATACTCAGCCAGGAGACGCTTATCAGCCTCCCAGTCGAAGCCCGGCAGCTTCGATTCAGGGATAGCGTTGGGGTCGGTCATCGCCGCAGCTTCCGCCCCCGCCGCAGCAGGGTCAGGAGGAGCCCCACCAGCAGCAGGATCACCACCAGCAGCAGGATCACCACCAGCCGCAGGATCAGCGGGAACATCCAAGCCACCACCCCCACCACCCCCACCACCCCCACCACCCCCACCAGCAGCATCCCCACCGCCACTAACTGCCTCAGCGGTCATCTCCTTAAGTTCTTCGATCTCGTCCGGAGACAGATCGGTGAAGTTGGTGACAATCCACTCCTTCGGGAACCAGCCCAGAGCTTGCAGGTCGGTCATCACACCCACCCGCGTCTGCCACGTCTCGATCCGGTACAATTCCTCCATCGCAGAAGTAGCGGTCAGAGCGATCTCGAATCCCTTCAGATCCTCGACCGGATAACCACGCAAAGCGAGGTGGATGATGGCCACTTTGGTCAGACCGGTAGCCACCTCCCGTTGAACCCACTGCACCGACTTGGCGAACTCCGAATGCGACTGGCTGAGCGACTTCTCGCTCGCTTCCCCACTGCCCTCCCCGATACCCACACGAGAGAAGGGGATCTTCATGGGGGCGATCATCTTCTTCTTGAAGTATTCGATATCAGCGATCTTGTCCACGTTCTCGCCACCCGGCAGCACATCCACGTCCGGACCAGTGCCGTCAGGACGACGCGGCAAGAAGAAATCGTCTTCTTGGATAAGCGGCGAGTACCGCTCGTCGAAACTCCCTGTCGAAGGGTTGTAGAACCGCTGCCGCTTGAAGTTGCGGGCGATCATCTGCATATATTCAGGCACTTCCTTCGGCGGAATCAAGCCAACCGGGATAGTGAACTTCCGCTTTTCAGGCGCGCGGGTATTCGCTTGCACATTACCATTGGAGATGAAATTATGGACCTCATCCTCAACAGTAATATCATAGACTAGATCATCACCTACCTCCTCTACTCCCAAGATGGCCTCGGAAGCGTTCGAATGCCTCTCACCAGCCCTCACGATATAATCAGGATCTGGCAATTGTCTCTTGGTAAAGTAGAGAGACCAACCAACGGTGTCCGGCATAACTCTGCCGGGCTCTATCTCGTGACCGCCACTTCGTTCATGCTTCCGCACTAGGCCAACATCCCAGCCCAGGCGATGACAAAGTTCCTTGAGGTCCCTCAGCAGCAGCTCGTTGCAGCAATCAACCTCGCAAGACTCGGTATTACCGCCCTCGAACAGTCGGCGATGGCCGTCAGCATCAATATAGCCGTCAATGAACGCTTCCTGCACCGAGCGAGGCGACTGGAACACCCACGCCGGAATCCGCTTGTTAGCCGCCCCAGAAATGAAACCATTGTCAAGCATGAAATCATGCAACGGCTTTGAATTAATCGAAAACGAACCGAGCCTCCCACCAGAATCACCGGAAAAAGTAAGCTGGCCAACAAACGACGCAAACAACTTAGCATAATAATCATTGGTGTGGGCATCAGCACCAATAGCAAACCCAACCTGTCTGGTTACGCTGCCAGGACGATTCCGATGTGGCCTCGCCGACACGAAGCCGTCACCGACCATGAACCCGAACCACCTAGCAAAGTCTTCGGTAGCCACTTCAGGAATTGTGAAGGCTCTGCTGGCTGATTCGCGACCGCCAGCGGCCAACGACGACCGATCGAGTGGCACATACTCAGTGTGTTTCACCTGCGGCAGCAAGAAGCGATGATGGCTAGCGATGCCGTTACGCTTAACGATCAAGTCTTTGACATCAACGTATTCCAAACGAGCTGGGCGGTCCTTGTCTCGTTTATTCGAATAGGACGTCTCGACAAGGATCGGGTGGGTAGCATTACAAAAGATCTCCCGATGTTGTGAGTAGACGCGATAGATGACGTCCCGCCCATTGCATTGCCAGTCAATTACTTTAGTGACTTTGGGCTGGCCGTCCTTGAAGCAGTAAACCTCGTCGCCGACCTTGAGATCCTTAATGGGGGTGTGGCCGGTAGGCGTCCACACCAGAGTATCACCCCTAAGGCAGATCCTATAGATAAGAGCAGCATCCTCCATGAGACGTAACTGCTTAAACGCCTTGCGGCCACCATCAAGAATTGAGTTGTGAACGACAACACCATTGGCGTTGAAATTGTGGAAGCAAGAGGCGACTTGGATGTCACCGACCTCCAGACGACCGGCACTCTCAGCGCGGACGACATCCTCGGCCATATACGAGTTGGCGTCATCATACTCCGGGTCATGGACTACGATCTTGCTACCTGGAACGACGTATTTAGCCGGCACATACCGGCGGAATAACTTGCCGCCAGCCCCGCCCATAACAGCCAAGATCGGGTGATCTTCACTGACCTCTATAGTCCGATACTTCGTGGTTATCCTCAACCCCGGCTTATAACCGCTGCAAACGGTCTGCCGGACTGTCGTGGCCCTGGGTGTGAGCCCATCAAACGAGTAAACGACGTCGCCGCGTGTGAGATCCCGTAGTTGCTTGTACCCACCCGGTACCAGGATGGGTGTACGCATATCGCAACACCGCCCATACGGGTGATAGATGTTCTCGAAGGACGTCAGCCGAAGGTGCATCACCTGCCAGGGGTGCAGGAACACCGGACGCGGCCAGAGGGCATCCATGTAGAAGAAACCGATCAGGTCACCGTACCGCGTCTCGATCCGGGTGAAGTTGTAGACGTTCATGAACTTCAGTGATGCCACTGCAGTTCGATGTTGGTCAAGAATCACTTCGAAGGGAAGATCGCCGTACTTGCACAGGTAGCGAACCGACGGCCTGCAGTAGGTATCCCACTGTAGGGTATTGAAGAATAGTTCCTCAAGCTCCTTCTTCAGGCGGCGGTTTCGAGCACGGATGATGAGGGTGTGCTTGCGTTCCGGGTCAACCAGGCTGTTGTGAACGATAACCCAGGACGATTCAGTGCCGGCCGCAAAACAGTGATATCCTGGAACTTCGATGTCGTAAACTGTCTCAGAAACGCCGGCTGGCTCGACGGCGACAACCTTGTGATTTCCGAACGACTTCTGCAAATAACGGGATTCGCAGACGGTCGGCCGGCAGTCGTCGCAGTAAGGACTGTAGGCCGCGCCATTCTTGAGAAACCGGCTCGCCGGTTTGACGTCATCACAAGCTAAGCACAGACGTTCGGATACAGGGACGTAGGCGGAACGCTTATTAGCGTTACGTCTATCGCGATACGCCGTTTCACTCTTGCGGCGCTGATGGTAATCACGAAGATATTCCTGACGACACTGCCGACAGACCCACGCCACGCCAGTAATCCGTTCGTTACAGCACGAGCAACGGTGGTGAGCGTCACGGAAAGCGGCCCACGTCAGATCGTTGGCCGCCAGGACCCGGCGCAAGACCCGCTCCCCGATATCACAGGCCCCACAGACCCCGGCGATGGTGACCGGACCAGACCAATCGGCCATCGCATGGAGTATCTCGTCCAGGGTGATATCGTTGAAACTGTGGTTCTCAGCGCCATACTTCTTGTGGATGATATCATGCTGAGTCTTGGTCATCCCTACCAAATTAGACGGAGAATTATTTAGACTGTCAAAATCCTTGTGGTGAACGACCTGCGGGCTATCGTCGTTGAGGTGGTGATAGACCCACCGGTGAGTGCTGGTGAAATTCTTGCCGTTGAAGAAATACTCATAGGCGGTCGCCGTCGGGTATGGTTTCTCGTCGAATAGGGCGTAACCGTCTTTGGCGCGATATTTCTTCTTCCGGTATAGGGGTTTGAGGCTGTCGCCGGGGCGCAGATCACCCGCCTGACGATAGGTCCCGGCCTTAGTCATAAAAAGGTGGTCCGAGGTACACTTAATACTAGATCCATCATCAAGAACGACGCGGACGATCGGGACATTAATCCCGCTGACACGAGCCCCACGCGCCAACGCGGGGACGTATGAACCAGTCTTGGGGTCGACTGAATACACCCAGAATTCGTTATCCACTCCTCTATTGGCCAGCTCGGCGATAGTGGGACAGGAACCGTCTAGAAGTGGGATACGCGTATCCCCGGTCAAGCAGGCTTCATCAGCATAAAGATCCAATGCCAGGGACACTTCCCCGGTCTGATCCATCTGCTCGTAGTCCTTATACCGCTCCAAACGGTTGATCTGAAGGTTGGTCTGGTCAAGGATCGCCGCCTGATTGTTGAAATCAAGGAACTCGCCGCCAGCCGTCAGCCGGTCTAGATTGGATTGGTCCTGGAAGACCCGTTCGAAGCTGTAAATCCGACCCTGCCGGGCTAGGGCTCGAATGCGGTCAAAGACCAACCAGTTGCTTGGCATTACGACTCCCCTAGAGCGATGCGACAGAGAGTATCTACGGTGAGGTCGCCCTGAGCGTCTATTCGTAAGTTTGAGGGTGTAGAATGCGTCGTCGCGTACTCCCAGGAGCGATCGGGGCCGGACTTCTCGGCGGTCTGCTGTGGTGGCTCACCGGCAGCCAACCGCCTCCGCCCGCTCCACAACCGCCACCAAACCCGGCTCCCACACCGGCCCCAACCAACACCATCTCCCAATTACTCGACGCCCACAATCGCTACCGTGCCCAGCACAACGTCCCCGCCTTAGCCCTCAACGCCAAGCTCACCGCTGCCGCCCAGAAGCATGCACGGTGGATGGCCAACAACCGAAGAATGAGCCACACCGGAGTCGGCGGCTCATCCTTCGCCGACCGCATCAGGGCGGAGGGCTACGACTTCCGGATGGGAGGAGAGAACATCGCGGCTGGCTATAAGTCCGTCGATGCTGCCATGACCGGCTGGATGAACAGTCCAGGCCACCGGGCCAACATCCTAAACCCAAACTATAAGGAGGTCGGGCTGGGGGTCGTCAACAACTACTGGTGTACCGTATTCGCTACCCCATTCACCAGCACCAACGCCGTCACCAACTCGATCATCGAACTCCCCGGTGGCATCCGAGCCGGTGACCTCGACGAATTCGGGCCTTAATCCTTGTCGTAAAAGAAACGCTTTGGGGTGACCAACGGCTTACCCTGGCTGATTGGGATACTACCCAGCGACAAAGTATAAGCATCAAGCTGCCGCTGGGCCGAAGTCTCCGGTAGCTCCGTCGGGGCCAGGGTCATGGGCATCAAAAGCCCAGGCCCGCCGCGTGCCGCGAACGTCTCCTGCAGATCTACTCGCGACGTATCGGACAGAATCTTCGGCCCCGTCTGGCTCTTGAAATCACCACCATTCGGCCCCATCGGAACGAGGTTCCCGGCGTCGATAATGTAAGCATCAGCGGCCCCCACCAGGGCCATACCGCATGCCATCACCAAGTCGTCGAAATTACCAGCCCCGTCCTCCGCCTCAGTCTTCATTGTGTCCTTACCAGACCGGTCACGCTTTCGCACATAGGTCTGGAACTGTTTGAGCAATCGCTTAGAAAAGACCGTGTAGCCGTCTTCCTCGTTATCACGGATGCAGTCGATGAGGAACTTGTTGAGTGTGGGCTTCGACGCAGTAGTGGTCAAGAAACCGTAGGGAGCCACCTTGAGTGGCCGAGCCCGCTGCCCAGACCACATCGGACGGGGCTTGTCGTTGATATCCTTCTTACGCCAGATTCGTGGATACATGATGTCGTGACGGAGCATGTCGATGAGAGTGTCGCCGCCATTGTTCCGCTCGATTACCGCCAGAGCACAGTTATACCACCGCCCAATCCGGTCGATGAACTTCACAAATTCCCGCGGCAGGCAGTGAGCCATAAACTCAGCCACTTGTTGGCGGGTGATGACATCGAAGACCTCGATAGCCGAATAGTCACGGCCCTTACCGGTCGCGATGTCCACCCCCATCACGTAGGAATGGGCCGGAGTACCAGGGTCGATGATCGTATTGCCCCGCTTCTTCATCGGGGTCGCCAGTACCGGCTTCTCCCAGACCCATAGACCCTCGTTGGGATCCCTAAACGAGAAGTCCAATTCCTCGGTGCTACCGGTGACAGGGTGCACGTAAACCTGAAGTCCCTCGACCTTGTACTTGGGCTCTTTGAGGGTGGTCTGGACGTGGGCCAGAACCTCCTTGGAGAGCACCGTGTTACCGGAGCCGACGAACTGTGCGAGCACTTCTTGTTCGAACTTCCAGGCTTCACCCTGTTCTTGCAGTGCCCGATATTGGTCTTCCAGCCACGGTGACCACCACTGCCCGTACTTCACGGGATCGAGGCGGATCGGCCCGTGCTTGGGGTGCTGGATGATCTGGCCCTTGGCCTCCAAGATACCGTCACACGGAGCAATCCGGCGGTTCTCTTTGGACAGAGGATCGACATACTCGATCGCCCAATCCATATCCCACCAGTTGATGATACATGGGTTGAACTGGTTGACGCCGGCTTCCGCGTCAGTGACTGTACTCCAGTACCAGTTACCGACGCCATTGGTATTATGCGAGACGAAACCGTTGGAGATGAACGTATGGTCACCTGGAATCGTGAAGTCATACGTCTCTGCGCTCGAAACATCGACATTCTTAACTTCGTCCCAAAAAATAGACTCATCGGTCAATGACTGTAGAGCCTTAAATGACAGATAGGTGTTATGGTCTGGGGCTAGCACATCGACCAGTTTACGGAGTACGGAGCGCTCGGTAAGATCCTTAGCCCGTTTCTTGAATAACAGATTCGGAGTGTTGATTCCGCGACGCTTCAGCTCGCCGATAGACAGTCCGGACTCCTGCCGCAAACGCGCGAGCCAAAAACGGACATTAGGGACGAATTCTCTTCTGGAGAGTGTCTTGTTCGAATTGGCCGTCTTCCTATCCAGCCCGAAACCGATGAGATCATAGAATTTATCGATCTCTCCGGACGGGACAATCAACTGCCACGACTCCCGACAGTCAGACATGTAGCTGCGTCCGTTGAGGTCGAAAGTCTTCGTGTGTGCCGGATGATATTCTTCGCGAGTGATGATCCCAAAATTAAGGAGTATTGCCCGCACTTGTTTGATGAGTTGCCGCGAGGTGGACGTATATCCGACCTCTCCGTTGCGTGAGCGACTGTGACCATCGCCGTCGTACAACCCACGCAAGAATGCGGCGATGATGCCTTTGGAACACGACCAGAGACGCCGTGGGATTTCTTTATCCGGTGCCGTTCCGGGGACACACCCGAGCCATCTGAGGAACCTAACAAAACAACGATTGTAACAACTGATATGCGCAGACCGACTCTCCGGCATCCAGACTAGGCCCCACCGGTTGGATGTCAGCCAGTCATGGGTCTCGCGATCATCACTGGTAACCGTGACATAATCGTCATTGATGTAGCCTTCAGCGACAATTAGGCCGACCATGGCCGCCAATTCATCGTCAATCTTGCCGACGTTGAATGACGATGACGCATGCGTGCCCGGACCGTCGCTGAAGTTCAGGTCGTCATCGTCCCCGAACTGCATCATCCCGCGTTTGATTGGTATAAAGTCACCGGGCCTAATTTGATCGGCGTAGGTCCAACCCGCCATCTCTCCCTCACGACAGAGCCAGACACGATGCTTGGTGTGGGCTTCTAGCTCATAGCCCATTTTGGAAGTGATACGACGAGTCTCTTCGGCTCGCCGTTTGTAGAATGCACTAGGTTGTTGTAAACCTCGCCGCCCGAACACAGCCGGGCCGACATACAGCTTGTATTCATACCCACCCTCTTCACCGACATAGTCGCCGTCAAAATCGCCGATGCGGCACATACCCTTGTTCGTCCACACCAGCGAGTCGCCGGCCACGCACGTACTGATGACGATGACGTTACCACCGTGCTGCAGGGTGTTGTGACTCACCATCCCGTTAGCGAGATAGGTATTGTTGTGAGGAACAGAAATATCAAATGTCTCAGTTTCACCGCTCTTTACAGCAGCGACAGTGTCGAAAAAGAACCCTCGCTGGATATAAGAGGACAAGCGATCCGTTAGACCAAATTCGTTAGCCAGCTCACGAACCAAAGCCAATCGTACCACTCCAGACCGGCGGATTCTATGGAGATTCCACTTGCGAGCATCTGGGCATTGACGGAATGTCCCACCAGCAATCAATTTCTTGAGAACGGCAGTGGCGAACTCATAGACAAGCACTGGATGATCTATCTCGGCGAATTCGTTGGAGCCGCAAAAAGCGTCGAGGGCAGCCTGCTTCCTGTCCGTGATAAAACCAATCAAGTCCCGATATTTTAGTTTGCTCGCAGCGTCCCAAATATCGACTCGCCAATATGGCTCACCGCCATAACGCTGCTCGTTTCGGTCCGGAACTTTAGCCGGCTCGACCAGGCAACGGCGGCTGATGATACCCAGAGCATGTAACGCGATCTGGACTTGTTCAGCCAGCAACTCCGATGTGGTGGACAACCCAAGCTTCAGGCCGGTTGACGACTGATAACACCAGCCGTCCGAATCAAACAACCCCCGCAAGAACGCACAGAGAACCTTGGTGTCCGACTTGAGGATCATTTGGGGGATTTGTGCATTCTGCGGCTTACTCTTACTGGCCAGCCCATTACGGACTAGCAGCTCACAAAATTCAGCCGAGTTCAGACGTAGATTCTCAGTGTCGAACTCCGTCTCAGCATACGCTGTGGTCGTGAGGCCCAAAGGCAGACCGTTGAATTTGGCTATAACAGCGTCCCTGGTGGCCGCATCTTGGGGGTCGAAAACAATCTTGAAACGCTTGGGCCTGGAGCGACTGAGGCTTCCGTCACCGATATAAAGACCTAAGATCTCGGCGAGATCCGGAGATAACTCGATGCCATTATCGAGGTATTGACGTTTGCCGACGAACTGACCTGGGAGACTAACAAGGATATCTCCTGGGCTGATATCACCTAGTTCTCTCCAGACGTAGTTCCCAACTTCATCGATAACCCGTAAACGGTGGTGGTGCGTGCCTTCGATCTGGAATCCAAGCGACGTATCAACGATCGTGGTGGGTTTACGTCCGGAGACGTAAGCCTTATCACTATACTGATAGCCATTGTCGGTCGCGACACTGATGCTATGATCTTTCCACGGATCTCCACCTCGTGCCAGGTCGCCTACCTTAACCAACCCCTCTGCCGTCTGGATGAGTGTATTATACCTAGTGCAAGGCCAACCACCAGCCCACATGATATCCATAGACGGGATGAACGCCGCTTCGTCAATGATGTTCAGCGAGGAGGCGTTCGACCGGAGGACGTCGGGGTGGCTGGTGAGGCTCTTGATCTTAGAGCCGTTCGGGAAGAATAGCTCGTGCTCGTTGTTCTTGACCGGCTTCCACAACTCTTGCATCCAGGGCGGCAGGTGCTCGAATAGGAAGACGATCTGTTCACGCAAGAAGTTCATCGCGTCATTGTCGGTACGGGACACGATAAGAATCGTCTTGTGTGGATGGAACATCGCAAACCAGAGTGCGAATGCCCCAGCGATCTTCGAGATGCCAGCCTGACGGCAATTATGTGCGACGACACCATCAACAATGAAGTTGTATTTGTCAACCTCAAGATCGTAGACCAACGCCTTCCCGGCCGGCTTCACGGACTTGACCTGCCCCTTGACCCGCTTTCGGAAGAAGCCTTTGGTCGTAGGAGTGTATCGCGGTTCCTTGCCGTATATCCCGATCTGGTCTACGAAGCGGCTGAAGTTGTCAGTTCCGAAGATCCGCAGTTTGGCCAATGAATTATCAGTGGCCGGATAAAATTTAGCGTCGATCCCGAACCGGCTCAACAGCTGCTTGACTTGATGTAGCAGCAAGGCCGACTCCGACCTCAGCCCCACCTCATTGCAGTGCTTACCGCTGTACCAACCGCCCCCAGCGAAGATGCGATTCAGAAGCACGGCCAGCGAAGCATTATTCCAGCTGAAGACACATTCCGGGAGCCGTTTGTTCTCGGCCTTGTGGCCCCACATCCCGATCGATTTGAGCCACTTGCGGGCCGCCGTATCGGAAGAAAGCACGCGATACAAGTCTTTCTTACTCTTCCCACTTCCGGCTTTGTTGTGCAGTTTGATGCGTAGGCGTTTGGCGAACCTTTTCTGAAAGTGCCGCTGATATTCAAGCAAGTATTTCCGACAGGTATTGGTGAAATGGAACTGATGGCCGCTACCGGAGCCGCTGTAACAGCCATCGGTCACCAGATAACCAATTATGATAGCTTCTGACTCGTCGGCGTCCAGATACCGCTGCGGTTCGTGAACCTCGACCAGGACGTCGTTGGGGGTGAAGTCCTTGGCTTCCATCCAGCGACGGCGTGTCAGAAACGAATGATCAGGAGTGCAATCGGAACGGTGGCCAGTCTTGGTCCGCACCGTGACGATGTCCCTCTCACCATTACACCAGGCCGCTGTGACCTTACCGATCACTACGGCACCGGTGCGTTGGTCGTACGAATAGACCTCATCCCCCTTCTTGACAGCCTCGATCGGCTTGGGGCCGGTAGGCGTCCAGACCATCGATCCGGCCGCGAAACACTTGCGGAAAATGTTCAGGCGGTGCTTGCGGAACGACTTAATGGCCTTTAGCTGGTACTTGAACGGGAAGAAGGGAATGATACCCGCGGACGGGTGCTTCACCTTCCCCAGGTTACGCAAGAACCACGCCATCGACAATTGGCAACGACGGATCACCTCACGTTGTTGTGCGTTGACCACTACCATTAGTATTCATCATCCCCACTGGATTCCAACGGATTGTTGTTGAGAAGATCCACCAGCGACTTATCAGCTTGGGCAGAGACGTTAGTATTCTGGATCAAGTTGTTGTTCTGAACCTGAACGCCAGCTTTGGTTGCCGCCAACAACTTAGCCTTAGCTTCGAGGGCCTTGATAGCTGTCAAGTTTACCGTCGCTTTGATCTCCAGTGCTTTGGTGAGGTTATCTACCCACATCCGTGATGGGTTCTGCCCAGCATTTATTGCTTTCTGAATTTCACCACGACACAAATTGATGGCGTCCTGCGTTTCTTGACGATCATGTCTAGTGCCCTGGACCACTTCTTCGGCGATTGCATCAAACTGCTCAAATTGCTTGCGAATGTCCACCACCGGTTCCGGCGGCGGAGGTGGTGGAGTTGACTCCTCGGCGGTCACCAGCTGAGGGAGGATATCGAGGCGACGGACCTCGGAAGTCTGGGGCGGAGTAGCTGGGGGTTCGTCGAGCTTGTCGGCAGCGGGGTTCGGGGCCATCTCGATAGGCGGGGAGGCATCACCATCTACGCCGGGGACCTCGGCCACCATACGGCCGGTCAAGTACTCGTCTGTTTCGTCCAGTTCACCTAGCAAGCCCTTCATCTCGTCGTCGAGGTCATCGACGTCTTGCGGCGGACCCTCGGTATCAAACTGGTCGTCAGGGTCGATGGGAATATCTGGCATATTAGCCCAGCTTTTGAGTGAGAGCGTACAACCAGTCTCGGTCTACACCCGGCCGGCTCATCAACTTACCAGCCAAGGTTTTCACGTACAGCCTGTTGGGGACTTCGGCCATAACCTCAGGTGTGAGGGGTTGGCCGATATGCTCGGCCAGGAACTTCAGAGCGGGCTGGAACTTCTCCGGCACCTTAGCCTCCTTAAGGGAGGCTGCCATTGTCTTCTCCTGGGTCCGGGCGGAGTGGGCGTGAGCGATACGGGCCCGGCCATGCGACTGCTGGTTGACCGGTTGCCGCTTGGGTTGGACGCGAGCCGCCATTGTCAGCGTCTTGAGGGGATCAGTCTCGTTGTCGATGTGACTGTCGGTCGGGTTGGTGATTGTCCGACGACGTACACGATCCCGGATAGCTTCAGGGGTGCTCTCGCCGATCATAGTCCTAGAGATCAGCTTATTGAAGTCTTCGCATGTAACCGAGCCAGAGTCGATCCGTTCGATTACCGACTCCAGGGCAGCGTCAAGTTCCCGCTTCTTTGGCTGGATCATATCCTCTACCCCATATGGTTTGCCCGGACTATGTATCTTTACGGGCCGCAGGAATCCTGCCATATCTTTGGTAAAGACAACAACGTCCGTATTAGAGCCAGTAACCAACCATCCGCGAGGCCCTAAATGCTACGTCGCCAGGAGCGTAAGCTCAAAATCAAAGTAACCGACAGTCTCCGCATCCGCATGCTCGACGTCGCCCGGCAGTTCGACATCAACAAGGGTGGCCACTACGACGGCTCCGGCGGGATGGTCGTTAACGTCTGGTGTGCCCCAGACGACAAGCCGGTCTGCTGGGACGTGCCCATCAACCAGGGCGGACTAGACTATCCGCGGGAGTTCGTCGGCACCATCCGCTTCGAGCTACTGACAGACGACACCTACCAACTCGAACTGGAAGCGCTCCCTTACGAACTGTACCGAGAACGGGAACGGCCCCGCAAGCCCTCGGAAGCCGAACTGGGCCAGTGCCTCAACTGGATCGAGGTCAAGGCTCAGGAACTACTACGGCTGGCTGACCTGCACCCGGACATCGTGGGCCTTAAATGCCCCTTCTGCAACTACATCCACCCAACGGGCGAGCTACTCAACGACATGCTCACCCACATCCAGGATGTCCACGGTACGTCTATCCTGGGCCTGACCCTAAGTGACCCGCCCTATATCACCGTGGACGGCGGAGCCAAACACAACCTCGAACCTGCTGAGCAGTTCGTATGATTCAGCGGGAGCGTGCCTGGGGATTGGACGACGGTGGCCTACTGGCGGTGCTGGCTAACGACCTGCACTTGAAAGTATCCTACGGGGTGTTCCAGTCCAAGCAGTACGTCTTGAGCCGGCTAAACTTAGCCGGCAAGATACTCTACTGCTCCTGTCGTATCAGCACAGAAGGCACCGACGTGATGTTGACCGGTTCGAACGGTCAGGAAATGGTTGTCAACATCGCCGACCCCAACAGCATCGAGAAGTTGGAGAAAGCCATCAAGGACGACAACTTCATGCTGGTTGCCGGTCCTAAGACCGAGCAAAAAATCATCGAGATGGAGCGAGATGTGTTCGGCCTAGAAGATTTACTCTTCAAGATGAAGAGTACGATCTAGGACTCGTCCTCGTTGTCGTCCGCGCTACGTCGCCATCCGGCCCGCTGCCCATCAGCACCACGGTTCAGATTCGAGTCAGTCAGTTCCATACTCCGCAATTTCGTCAACTGGATGAAGTTGGTGACCGTAGCCCGGGATAGCCCGGTGCGGTCTACCAGCTTACCAATGATCCCATCGTGCGGCCGGTCGTCGTTCTCGGCAATCCAGGCGATTGCTTCGATGATCTGCAGGTGATCGTTGTGGTACTTCCACAATTCGCGGGCTTCGTTGAGGAACCTCTCCATCACCCCCGACACCGGCCGGCTCTTGGTCCCAAGGTGGTTAACGTAAGAGCCGGAGTTCTTGCGGTCCCGGCCCTCTTTCTTGATATAGGCCAAGATTACCGTTCGGGCGATCTGGCTCCACATGTTGAAGACTTTGGATATGCCGCGGAACAGTACCGTCTCAGAACCACCATATCTGCCCTGCTTGGGCTCGACGCCCGGTGATGCATTCAGGAGGGCTTGGCAATGTGGGCAGCGACGGCCGCGGTGGAGACTGATAACCTCCTCAATCGTCTTGATACCATACTCCTTGTCGCCCGGTTGGTAGAGCAGGGAGTCGGAGGGGCGTTCTGGGTTGAAGCAAACCCGACAGTGTGGGCGTGCTCGATACTTGTAGAGGGTCCGCTCGATTTGAACCCAGGCAGTCTGGAGAAGGTCACCGAAAGCGGACTCTTCTTGGCCTGGGTAGATGGTGTGGAGGCCCTGCTTGCGGATTATTTGGCGGATGAGTTCGGTGGCGTGACTCATGATCTGGTCACGCAGAACTACCTTCGTGCAACCCGTCCAAATGTATAGCGTTAGCTGCCATTCGACTTCTTCATTAATGAAATACAATTTACGTTGCGGCGTCACCACCGGTGGCGGGCACGGGGGGACTTGGCTGCTTGGAGGCTGGGACAAGCAGCTTTCGTCGGATTTTGAATCTACTTTTAACGAGTTCTGCACCGTCCACGCTCCCGCCAGGAAATACGACCTTGGTAGGGTAGCCGGCTTGGACTATCACCTTGAGCCGGGCCTTCGAGTGATCGTATAGGTACCGGTTGCAGCGGAAGAAGAAGTCGTAAATCTTGCTTTCGCCGCGACGGTTCCGCCGAAGGGCACGGCCGATCTTTTGAATGAACTCCGATTGGAGCTTACCCCCCGACGCGATTATCAGGTTCTCGCAACCTCCCTGCAGGTCAAGACCCCGGTTAATAATCTTCCCGCCGATAAGTACATCCAGTTCCCGCCGTTCGAACGCACGCAATGCCTCATCACGTTTACGCTGCGGCGTCTTCCCGAAGATGAACTTCACCCTGAGTCCGGTCAGATTCACAGCCTCTTCCAACTTGAAACCCAACGCCTCCCGGTCCACCAGCACTAGTGTCCCATCCATCGGGTCCCGTTTACACCGCTTGCACAACTTCGCCACGATCGTGTGGAAGCGGACACTCTCAGTAATGTGCTCGTTGTAGGCGATGTCGTAAGCCGACGCCTCGTTGATATCCCCATCCAGCCCGCAGGCCAACATGTGGTATTCGCAAGGAATGATCCGGCCCAGCTTCGTCAGGTTCTCCCGCGTCTCCTGGAAAATCACACTGCCCAAGTGCTCCTGCACCACCATCGCCTCGACCGGCTTGGCCGGATCGAACGGAGTACCAGAGTTGTGAACCAGCACACCATCAGCATAGAAGTTTGAGGCCGGATTGACGTCCAGAACGTCATACATTCTGACCTCTTTGCCGGTATCGACGACTTCAATCACCGACGTTTTAGCTTTTCGACAGAGATAAACGGGAACACCTTTCCATGAGGACAAGCTGTGATCGTCAAAAGAGAACGGGATAAAAGCCGCATTGGGTATCACTACGTCATCACCGTTCGATGCGACGACTGTCCTGCAGTATACCAGTGCCCGGTGGACCGCCCAACCTATCAGATCCGGACTTTTGGTAGGCATCTGTGTCCGCAGTGCATCCAGAAATTGCCACACATCGTTGAGAGAAGAAGACGGGCTATGGAGGCCACAAAAGAAAAGATGTTGCGAGATCACGGCGTGGAAAACTGGTTTTCCGTCGCAGAGCACCAGAAAACCGCGAAGTCCACTAGGCAACGGCTGTACGGCAGTGAGTCGTTCAACAATCAAAAACGGCGTAGGGAGACCTGCCTCGGCAGATACGGCGTTGACCACCCGATGAAACTGAAGGGCATGGTCCAGAGAGTCCAAAACACTATGATGGAGCGTTACGGCTGTCCCATCATCTTCCAAGCACCCGATAAGATCCAACGACGATTGAAGATATTCAAGCAGCGTTTCGGCGGCAACCCCGTCAACGACCCTTCCGTTCGACAGAAAATTAGCCGCACTCTCGCTGAAGGATACAGCAGTGGCAGACTCAAATTCCCGACCAAATTCAAGACCGGATACTACCTCGACCGGCATGGGCGGTTGTTGTATTACGCCTCGTCTTATGAACTCCTGTTTCTCCAGTTCCTCGACGGGCACGGCATTGCGTTCACCACGCAAGAACCCAGAATCGGCTATGAATTCGAGGGGAGACGCCAATACGTGATCGATTTCTGTACCGACGAGTGCTTGATCGAGGTAGGACCGCGTAAACTCAAGGCCCGGCCACGCAATGTGGCCAAGATCCACGCCGGGGTCGCTTTTGCCCAGAAAGTCGGTAAGCGATATAAGCTTCTCGACGAGACGATCATCTTGAGTCTGGATAATTTGACCTGGGCTGATATCTTGAACTCTGATGTAGCGTCCCAGATCGTCAGCGATAAGGTGATCACCTGACGCCCCTAGCCGCGTACCGTCGCTGAATAAGACCTCCCATAACCTCTTAAAGCCGCTGTCAACAACTGTCCCGACCCCAAAAACATCCCTACCATTCGATCGGCACAGGACGTCAACCACCTGACCGTCGCCGAACGAACTCAACTTTCTACATCCATCTTTAGTGACCACAGACACATCGCCTGGCAAGCAGAACCCATACCGCCGCCGGCCTCTGAAATAGAAGCGGAACAGGTTCTTCCACGGATCGGACACAGCCTTGTCGCAATTATGAACTAACAAGCCGTTCGCTTCAAAACAAGCTGGACCGGGGACAGTCAAATCAATCAAGCGTGCGGGATCAGCCAACTCGACGGTTTTAACTATTTCAACCGCATAATCACAGAGACTGGTGTCCACTCGTTTAGAAGCAAGGCGATTTTGCAAATTCCGCACATAACCACGCCATAGATCATCACCTCGCTGGCGACGATCCCACGCCGTCTTGCTGTCTATGCCAGCGAACGCCGCCACTTTGGCGTCACTAACACCGAATAAATTTTTGGCAGCAGCATAATTGGCCGGTACCACCGCGATCAAATTGTCAATTGATTTTTGCCATTTAACCAACCTTATAAGACTAATTTTGTTACGATTGCCAGGAGACACACCGGTAGTGTTGGTCCCTAGGATTCTAGCCAGTTTGACTGGGGGCAGACCAGCTTCCCGCCAGTGAGCCAACCATGGTTGCGGATCAATTCGTCGTTCACTGTCCACAACCGAAGAGAGCACGGGTTTGCTCTGTTTTCGGCTGAAACCAAAACCAACCAGTCGATGCCACTTCCTAAAATTTTCGCCAGATACGGCAACCCGCCACAGTTTAGCGTGTTGTGCACGATCACGCTTATTACTAATGAACACACTAGAGCCAATTCCTAAATAAGCCATGAGTTTCTGAGCGAAATTCATCAATGCCCAATCGATTGAGTCACAAGTCACGGAGCTTGGATAAGACGACCCTTTTGCATCAAATAATCCACGCAATAAGCTAGCCGCAGCGTCGGTGCTGGGAACCACAAATCGTGGATCGATCGACCCCATCTTACGTCCGGGTTTGAACCCAAGCTGTTTCAACCATGCTGTTAAGGCTGACGACTTGATTATAAACACAAAATCGCCACGGCGATTGAAACCAGATTTAAATGACCCAGACCAGGCGACAGCCATCGCCACACCAACAGCATGCCAGTCGTCAACATCTTTCCGAACTGCGAAGCGTACTCGCTCATTATCCAAAAAATGGCCATCTCCGATAAACAGACCGAGGTGGTACCAAGAGTCTATGATTGTGGTGGTAGCAATCTCCGGGCGAGGGGCCAACAGCAAGTCGCCGGGGACGAGATCGCAAGCATGACGATAGTCGCATCGGCCATTAACTAAAACAGCACATGGATGGTTGTGCGAAGTCCGCAAAATTATACCAGTCGTGGTTGTAACGTTGACAGTAGCTTCTACCTTTTCGGACCACCCACTAATTCGATAATACTTATCATTGACGCGAGCCATTACAACTTGACCAGTCTGCAAACGTTCTACCACCACTGCGGCTCGTTCGAGACCTCCGTCGGTGACTATTACAGTGTCTTCGTGAACGCACTCGTCCACAATAATCATTTCGGCCTTGCGGACGTACTCGATCAGCACCTTAGCATTCTTGCGACGGGTCTTGAACGCCTTGAACTTCTTATCCCACTGTTCCATCCGTTTCTGGAACGAGATATCGCCTTCCCCCATCTTCTGGGTAGGGACCTCCGGTGGCTTGGTAGGCAATGTAAGTGACTGGATAGAACCGATGACCACCATCTGGCCATTGGGCCGCTTCCCAGCGTAGAACATGCCGACTTCTTCGGCCACATCCCGCAGTTCCAGCCGCTCCTTGAGTTGCTTTACTACAATCACTTGGTCAGCGAGGATGATCGTCGGGCAAGGAATAGCCTTGCAAGTGCCGGCGATGAGTTCGCCCTTACCGCCGCCGGTTGGTATGTCGATAATACCGCACTCGACCCTGACGGTCTTTCGGATGCAGTCGATCTGGTACTGCTCCAGCTTGATGCCGGGCAGGAAATTCTCGTCGATGGTATCAGGATCGACTGTTTGGTAATTCCAAGCTGGGCGAAGATCGCGAACTGAGAGGGGTAGGTTGTGCTTGTTGCAAACACCACGGAGCATCGACAGGAATGGGCGGGCCATTCGCCGCCGGCCGCGATTGTACTTGCGGAACACCCCATCCCAATTCGCCATCTGGGTTGGGTCAACATAACGGCCCGGTCGACTAACACTGAACTCTTCCCAAAGGATGTTCTCCTCGGCGTCCGTGATGTTGTCGAAGTAAATCCACTGGTTGTCGTTGAGTATGGCGATCACTCGATGACCTCTTTATCTCGCCATCCATCACAACTCGCCGCCGGTCATTACCGAATTTGACTTCTCCTTCAACCGGTAACACCGTTCTGACAAGGTATCTACTAATACCAGTGACAGATGGGATCTCTTTGATCGATTTACCTTCGGTGACCAAATCGCAAATACAACGGGAGCCTGGGATGAATACCCCCCAGGCCCCGTTGGTGCCGCAACCACATACCCTACGTGGGCATGGCGCACTTGTCGTTGTCGCAGAACTGCGAACCCACCGCCTCGTACAGATACTCCGAGTAATCGGCGTTACCGAGCTTGGAGTTGTACTCCTCAACTTCCGCGGCCTCACACGGAATGTATGGGGCCTGGGCGTAGCCATGGTCTACGTGCGGCAGGAAACTGATGCCCTTGAGTTGGTCCTCAAAAGCTTCCAGCACGCGGGCAATGTCCGCGGCCTCGTGCGGCTTAAACTTCACGGTACACGACACTTGGTTATCGGCCCAATACCGCTGGTAATCCACGGCGTTCTGCATCTGTTCCCAGATGCTAACTTCGCCGACTGGCCGGACGCCCGATTCGCCCTTGACGCCGAAGTAGACCACCACGGTCCGGTCCGGGTCAGACAGCACCGGCTCGACCTTGAAACCCGCCTCGCGGAGGATCTTGACCAGGACCGAGTCCTTGGCGACCCGCACCAACCGCCAGTAGGTGCCGGCTTCGGGATGGTGGATGCCGGGGGAGACGCCCACGACCAGACTGACGGTGTTATGGCTTTTCACCGCCCCCGCATAGTACCAGTGACTATTATCGACCTCGACATCATATGTGCGTTGCCGTTCGCCTTGGGTTACAGCCACCACTTTGCCAAATAATCTGTTCTTCTTGCCAACTTGGTGTGTCCATGGTAAATCGGCAACGGCGTCTTCCACACACTTATTGCAGTGTTTAGCGAACAACGCGAAGCGGTCGTCCACGGTGTGTTTCATCCCAGACAAGGACCACATTCTTCGCACGCCTTGATGATTGCGTCCCTTAGCGTTAAGCGACCTACTGAAAACAAGACCAACGGCCAACGCCACATCCTGAACGTGCCGAGCAAATAAATCCCCAGACATTGAAATGATTGGATACTGATCAGACGCCCGCCGACCAATGCAGCCATCGGAATCACACAGCCCAGCCAGGAAGGCCAAGATGTCTTCGTAGCTTGAACTGCGTATGCATTTCGGGATCAAATCAGCATTGCTCTTGATTTTCAGACAGTCGTTAATCAAGAGCCAGTGCCACAGCAACTTGGAACCAACTTCGAGAACGAAAGCATCACGACCTTGGGAAGCCCGTGTGATTTTCGTCTCGACTCCGAATTGCTCCAGAATAACCCTTTGGGCTTTGTGTAAATTAGACAGATTTTGATCGGTGTACCGCATCCTGAATTTCAGGAACGATTGTGAACCGTCGCCCCACATGTATCCGAGCAACCACGCTAGATCCGGGTTCATGTGCGTTGGTTGCTCAATGGCTGCGACCGGACCACGCATCGACACGTGCCTAGATGATAGTTTGCAGAGGGCAGCATGGTTGCGACACGAATAAATACCAGGAGTCAGTTGCACGATGTCGCCAGGCAACAGTTCGTCGGCACGTTTCCAGTCGTTGACCTGGCTTAATTTCCGCTTCTTACCTCGGTCGTATCGTGACACTACGAACCATTGATGGTTTGGAGTCGACTCAAGCATGAAATTGTAGTTGAGTTTGACCTTCACGACATCAGATAAGCCGTTGTCATAGGTCTTGGTGATGCGATCACCGATTGCCGTGGCAACTCCAGCCATCATCGACCGACTAGAATCGATTCCATCTCCCTGAACAGCGATCACTTCTTTGGTCATATCACACCACCGTTCCCCATCCTGATGGCCAGACATCTCGAACAGCTCTTCGAGGGTCAGCAGACCGGCGGATGTTGTCGTCAGTGCATGCCAGGGCCGACAGCCGCTAGGCTTGACCGACGTGACCTTGATCGACTTCGGAACGCACATCCATTCCGAGTAGATCTGGTCCCAACGGCGGATCTCATTGTAGCCGGCATCGCAGAAGTCCTTGAGGACCGTGCGACGACCAAACTTGGCGAACGCTTCCACGATCCCCGACTGGCTCAGGCCGATCCGCCGGTTGCGGAGGGTGACCTGATTCGTCCGGCGATTGTGGGTTGGCAGCAGGGTGACGGTCTTGGCGTACAGGTAGGCGAACTTGAGGGTCCGCATGTAGTCGTTGGCATCATCGTGGTTCGATGGGAACGTCTCCACGAGATTACATTGGTAAGTGATGACGTTCCCGAATACACCCATGTGGTTGTCCGGCTCATCAAAGCAATAAGTAGTATGCAGACCAGGAAGTTTCTCGACGGCAACCACATACTGCTTTTGGGCGACATCGATTCCGCGATTCGAGTATCGTGGATTCGGCTTAATCCGGCTACCGATCTTAGTTGCTCGCTTCACCCTGGTTGGGATTTCTCCGCACTCGAAGCTCGGAATCTGAATGTACCAGAGGTCGTTCTGTCGCACCCCCTTGTTCGTCACTTGCCCAGCCGGGTGATAAAAATTGACGGAGGCGTGGTTGATCCCAGCCCTGCGTAGGAGTAGTTGGGCATCACGAATCTTGGCTTCCAAACCGTAGATCCGATAGCTGTGAGTATTAGCCTGCTTACACACGCAACCGTCCGACTCGATCCAACCGGCGATGAACTCCAAGATGCTCTCACGATCGAAAGCCATCACCCACGCCGGTAAGCCGGCGTTCTTGTCGCGAAGTTCTCTGAGCTGATCGGAAGTCATACAGTCTCGAAGATTGATGCGATTATACGGGTCGCCGTAACCATCCTTATTCTGTGGTTTGTACCAACGACCTCCCATGTCCAGCGTCTTGAGTTTGGCCTTTTGGCCACAGGCGACGGCCATGGGGCGGGTATAGCGTGGCCGATTCACGAGATCACCATCGCCAGTAGCATAGCCCATTTCAAAAGCGTTAGAGACTTTGTTACCAGCGACCCGGCCCAGAGAGAAACCCAGCACGCGGTCTCCAGGCTGTAATTGTAGGGTTCCAACACGTCGATAGACCCGTTTTCCAACAGGCCGCACCGACCATCCGTGATTGCCGGTAGCATCCAGATAAGAACCGTCGGAGAAGTGAACTCGATATAGTTCGCGGTCGCTCCCAGTGACGCGGGGCGTGACTTTCGACCAACTATCGCCGTTCCAGACTTCGACAATCTTACCAACCACGGCGTCGATCCGGCGGATGCCATCCCGGAGCTGTAATTTAGTGTCACCACTGACACACAGCTCGTACGACTCCAGGGACTGCTCCATGCATTGACCAATTATTATCCCATTGACAACAACTTTATTATGCCCCGGTTCGGTAAGACAGAAAGTCTCCTCCTCACCGACACGCTCAACAGACATGACCATCGCAAACAGTTTCGGTAAAGAGTTGCGGCTACCATGGTGGTCGGCCAACCAAGATGTAGCCTTTTCGGTTTTCGAAGCCTGTATAAAACCGATCTGATTCATGAACAGCTGAACGTTAGTACGACCGGAGATTATTAGTTCGTGGCCACCATTTCCATCGTTCATAAGTCTGGTGGTAACCGCTTGTCTTCGCAGGACGCTAGAATTGATCCCAAACTGCCTAAGCAACAGTTGACATTCATTCAAGAATGACTTCGATTTCTGGCCGGCCCTGATAGAGATTGATAGTTTGTAGTTGCTAATCTGTACACCACCGTCCGCACTAAAGAAGCCCCTAAGGAAAGCTGCCACTGTTTCGCGAGTGCCACCCCAAATAGATGTAGGGACCCTGTGCTTGTCGCCTGGAACAACACCGTCACTATTAAGCAATCGACCCAGGACATTGGACCTGATCGATTTCTGCCGATGGCTGAAATGCTCCTGACGGCGTTCACTGCCATCGAAATCGGGAGACTGATCACTGGATTGATTGTGCCGATGATAGACATCCAATAGATTACGGCGCAACACCGGTAAGACCTCTTCGATATCGTCCTGATGACAGGCCACAAACGCCGTCACCTGACCATCACGCTGTTGTGACAGTGAGCCATCTCCGATCACCCAGCCAGCCAATTCAGCATAGTGCGGATCGCTGAATTGCCCGAATGCTGGCACGAAATGAAGTGGCAAACGGTGACCCGGAACCAATTCACATAGCCGTACCCTGTGCTCAACCATATCATCATCCAAGACTACGAAGACATGATCAGCGGTGGCGTCGATATACTGACCATTACTAAGCATCACGCGGAATATTTCAGCACGTTCGCTAGTTCGATAAACATTGGTAGCAGTAACCACACCAGCATGGTTTACTACTCTGAGTGTGCCATGCTTGTCAACGGATGGTTGACCGCTATACTCCTGAAACCCACCACTTACCCACAGTTCGCGCATCGTGCGATATCCGTTCTCGGTCAACAACCTCATGGCTCCCGCAAAACAAGGGTTCGCCCCCATCACGCGGCCATCCACACCGGGCTTGAGGCCGTCCACCATCCGCCCGTAGTCGCGGACGTTGTTGAGCCAGATGATACCCGGCTCGCCGTTGACGCCGATCTGCTGACCGACAGGACGGTAATCCATGCCGAGCTTGGCGAAGATCGAGTTGTTGGATGCCCAGCGGTGGTGGTTAAGGGCGTTCCAGGTCTGGATTGCCGGCAGCAACCGCTCATCCGGGATGTCCTTACCGGCGAAGTCGTCCTTGGTGGCCGAGTTCCGCTTGGCGGCGTAAATCTTGCCCGTAACTTCGAACCACGCATCCATGTCCTGCGGCAGCAGGGTCTTGGTCGGGTTCTTCATCGAGCAGTACGCTTCGTCGTCGGCGTCACCGAAGGCGATTTCGGCGGTGTTATGCACCAAACGCCCCTCCGCCACGAACTCGCTGCGGTCCGGCACGGACAGATCGTAGGTCTCGACGGTCACTCCCTCGTCCACGACTGAGGTCACCGCCACCGGAATCAGACCCTTTGTCTTCAGGCCCAGCGTAGTAGCACTTGAATAGGTCATCTGTTCCTGTTGCGGCGTCCAGGTTCGGCCGTAGTCAGCATACATCACACTCTTGCTGACCATCTCCGTCGGGTAGCCGAAATCGTGGCCGCTGGCCCGTCCCATCTCGCGAAGCTGCTTGACCGCATGGGGCTGGACATGCTGGCGGAAACCGGCGATGGCATACTCGCCCAGCAACGAGATCTCCCATTTGGCCTGGCCAGCAGCGTCGGCCTTCTTACGGAGCCGCAATTTGGTCGGGATACCAAGGCTTGAGTATACGGCCTGCACCTGCCGTAGGAAGTCACGATATACGCTAGTCACCAGGGTGGTTGGACGGTTCTTGGTGGAACCGTCGCTGTCCAGCAGCCCGGCGAGGTAGGCAGATCTGATCTCCGGGATCCCCATGCGGATACAGGCCGGTACGTCAAGGGGCTTACGGGCCTGCTTAACGTGAGTGTACAAATAGTGGGCCAGTCGCTTGGAAATGACACGGATCTTGCGACAATTATCTTGGCTGCGTTGCTCGCCGGGGGCGTCGAAACCGAAGGCCGCAAATCCGGCGTTCACTTTGGCGGTGATACCATCATGGTATTCGTCTCGATTTACGGGGATCGTCACCGAGGCTCCATGGTACTTGCGGCCCTTGTGGGCACGCCCAGGATACACGTAGCCGCCGCCATGTACGGCCCCCAGGAACCACGCCACGTCCGTGGTCAGACCGGGGACGATCAGGGTTGACCCGCGGCCGGATAGGTCACTGTAGCCGGGCAGGACGGTATCGGTACCGGGGATGACGGCATCCACGAACACCATTCGGTCACCGGCCCGGAGTTCGTGGGCACGCTTCCACTCGTATTGGTCCAGGCCGCTCATCACGGCGATCCGGTGCCTGTCGGTGCAGCGGAACGGCCCCATCAGACTGTTGATGGTCACCACCCGCTGAACCCCCTGGGCCACGTTTTCGGCGACCGGGTAATAGCCGTCGGCGGTGAGGACTAAATCACCGACCTGTACCTGTTCGATCGGGACCAACCCGCGTTTGAGGTGAACCAGGGTGCCCTTGGGCAAGCACCGACGGACATTCCCAGCAACCACGCAACGACCAATGTAGTTCATCAAGTCGGTGATGTCCACCGAATCGAGGGTCTGGCCGATCTTCCGGTCCAGGTGGGCTCGAATGAGGACGTGCAGTTCGATCAGGATACTAGGGCCGCTGGCCTTGCCGCCAAAGCCCTTGATGTCCGACCCTTCCTTTCGAATCTGGGAATAGTCGAACTCGACGATGCCTTCCTTGTAGGCCACGGTGTAGGAGCGGATCAGGTGGCGTACCGAGTCAACCCAGCCCTCGCGGGAGTCTGGGATGACAAACGGCCGAATGATGCTTGGATTGGGCTGGTAGATGTTGATCTTGCCAGCACCCTTGGTATCAAACCCGACGCCCACGCCGAGCATCGACATGTCCATGAGGAAGCAGAACGGCTCAGCCGGGTCTGACTCCGACAGATCGGAGGTCGAGACGAAGCCGCAGTTCCGGGAATGGATACCGTCAGCGAGAGCAAATGAGTGGTAATCTGGAACCTGTGGGCAGAAGACTTCTTCGTACCGGTCGGTTGGCTCCACTGACTTGACGCGCCAGTGATATACAGGCCGCGTCCGGTGACTGGACCAGGACTCGAATCGACGGCGATGTTCTTTCAGCAAGAAGAACTCAGGCCGTAAATGAGACCCCATAAGCCCAATCTCATAACTGTCGAAGGTCTTAACTTCCCCATCATGCTTGACAACTTGATGGCTCTTGATGATAGAATATGTGCCAATACCAAGAACGGCACACACGTCACGCACGACTAGAAGATTGGACTTCTTACTGCTGCTAATCCTGATACAGTTGCCTTTCTTGTTGATCTTCCCGTCAGCAGCGAAGTAACCGGCGAGCCAGCCATAGAGATAACTGCTCGACTCACGCAGAGACGGTGGTTCTTTGAAGAATCGCGGAAGATCCGCGACTCGCACCGCCCCACCCTCACACTTGTCGGGATGATCGGTAGTCGGGCAAGAGTTGAAGTACTTGAGCAGTTCCCTATCCTTGTGGCCACACAGATAAATAGATGCTCCGCTGTGACCAGCTGCCGGGGTATTGCCGTCACCATACGTGATCCCGTGGGCGATGCCAAAGTTACTTGGCCGAAGTTCACCACCGATGCCACGTCCAAACAGGTATCGCAGGCAATCAACGCCGGGTTTGAGGTCCTTAGTAGTGCAGATGCGATAAGGAGCCGTTCTCCGCCTCTTGGCTGTGATGACAGCCACACTCACACCATCGGACTGACTGGCATGGTTTGCCGGTGCGAACCGGCGATCACGTGCGTACCACTCATGATCAGCGGTAGCGTAGATGATCTTCTCTGAACCAGAACGCTCAAGAGTGATTTTCCATAGTTGTTGCACCCCAAACGATTTGATAGGTGCTTCAACCCAGCGTCCACCCTCGGTCAGTAGCGTCTGGACGGTGCCAGCCAATTCACCTATGGGCTTGATGCCGTCGCGAGTAACAATCTCCTCTTCGGCCGGGAGACAGTTCCCGGTCAAGATGTTGTCTTCGAGGACGAAACATCCCTTGCCAGGAACTGTGGCACAATATACTTCCTCTTCCCGATCAGTTTCTTCGACCGATTCCACGATCCATTTTTCGCGATGGCTACCGCCGCGTTCCTTCCAGGCCAGGAATCGCTGGCGGTGATGAGACAGCAGGAAGAAGTCTTCGGTCAGGTGCTCCAATTTCAGGTACACCCGGTATCCAACGAATTCGCGGCGGTCACCGCGGTGGTTCACCACATGCATGCCCTGTTGTACTAGACCGGTGCCGATACCGAGAACAGCACAGACCTCACGTACCAGTTCCATGTTCTCCTGTTTCGAGGAATGGATAAACGCCGTACATGCCTTCTTATTGATAGAGCCGTCAGCAGCGAAATATCCGGCCAGCCAACCGTACAAGTACGCCTTACACTCACGCAGATCCGGCGGCGACTTATAGTGGCGTGGCAGATCAGCCACCCGGATCGCGCCCTCCTTGCCCTTGCGTGGGTCGAAACTCGTCGGCGATTTCGAGAAGAACTCTAGTAATTCAAAGTTCTTCTTGCCGCAGAGATAGAGATAGCTGCCGGTGCTCTTATCCTTGTGACCGAGCGTCCCATCGCCAAAGCAGATGCCATGGGCGATGCCGAACTGCGACGGTCGAACGCTCTGAACGCCTTGCCCATAGACCATCTGAAGCTCGTGCCCGATCTCCAGATTGCGTGTAAGCGTTTCCTGGAACGGCCCCTTACGCCGGATGTGACGAAGCCGTTCGTCCCGGTCCACTCCGGCCGGGATTCGATTCAGTGCTGGTCTAGCGAACCAGCGGTGATCAGGGGTGGCGTAGATGACCTTGCGAGTCCTGAACCGCTTCAGGACTATTTTCATCAGTTTCTGTCTGCCGAAACTGCGGATTGGTGCATCTACCCACTCACCGTTGCTAGTCATCAACATCTGAGTGGTACCGGCCAGCTCCCCAATGGGCTTGATCCCATCTCTGGTGATGATCCGTGTGTTGAATTCCAGACAGTTGTTCAAGGCGGCGGAGCCCCGTTCCCACATGAACTTGGTGCCCATCATCCAGAGCCCGCGGCCCGGCGGCAGGAACTTGAAGTCCCACATCCGCTGAAACATCTCCTGGGCACTGGCCTGGGCTTTTTCAGCGGTCCAGGGGATGTGCAGGTGATTGCAGTGTCGCCGCTGGATCTCGTAGCAGCCTTCAACGACCCGCTGGACGACGTCGAGGAACGTCTCCTTGCTGCCGTCCTCCTTGAGGCGGGAGTAGGTGCGGTAGAAGACGAATTCACCGAGTCCGCTGAAGCCGAATTTGGGCTTCTTCCCCTTGTACCCCTTGAGGAATGCCGGATCGAGGGTGAAATGAGCTTCTCCCTGTCCGCCGCCGAGATACTTCTCGGCGATGTTATAGATCTCGGCTTGCGGAGACAGGGGGATAGCGGGGCCATTCCCCACGGCCGCTGGCCGCAGGTTCAAGAGGATAACAGACACGGTTCTCTCCAGTCTTGCTCGAAGATGTCGCGGGCTTGGTTGAGGTTTCCCTGATCCTTCAGGAATTCCTGCCACAGGATGTACAATTCGGTCTGCCTGGGTAACAATCCCCGTTCGTCTGGGTAGTCGCGGTTGAGTCGAGCCAGAACTTTGGAGCAGGACCGCGACAGTGCGAGATAGAGCGGTGTGATACGGGACGCCTGGAACCACATAGTCAGGTTACAAAACCCGTCAGGGTCTGCCCGACTTGATAGCACTTCCACGGCGTTGCCATCGCCAATTTTCTTGCTGAGCCAGGACTTGATGTGCCGGAGGGAATCGGTCGTTCGCGTGTTGTTGTTGGACTCTTCTTGCAGTTCCTCGTAGCACAGATCCAGCATGTTGTGCTGGTGCAGTACTGCGAGTCCCTTGTTCAGCAGTCCCTTCTCTTTCGCGAGCCGCACGGCGATGTCGATGAACTTCTTCGCCGCTTCATCCGGTAGTTCCCACTCCTCAAACTTTTTAGCGATGGCCGTCGCATACCGCCACTGGTAAGTCTTGGACGGGTCCGTACCGGCCGGGAGGCTCAGCCTACGGCCTTGCCGTAGATAGGCTTCTGAGCACCAGGACCAGACGTCGAGCACCCGGTTGTCGTCCACTTGCGACCTCTTCATGCGGATGTCAATACAAGGAGCTTCGATGACTGACAAGCCCGCACTCCCAGACAAGCAGAAGGCCAAGAATGCACCAGATGTGGCCACCACTATCGATGCCCCAGCAGTGGCCCAAAACGGGGTTGGCGAGGGTGCTTCCGACCCTCGCCAGGACAGTTTTGACGCTCGATTCGCGAAGCTAACCAATGGATTTGGTCAAGCCTGCGAACAGGAGGGTGTCGAAATCGCGATAGCTATCGCCATCCACCCGGAAGAGAAGCACCCCATCATATTCATGCGGGGCCACCAATACGACGTCGGGGTGCTCTTAGCAGACGTGCTTCGGCAGTTCTCACGACGGCTGATCGGGCCTCTCAACGCCAACCCGAACTACGAGCCAGAAGAAGACGAGAACGACGAATGAGATAGTAGGGCGTCCCGGATCTCGGTGTAGACCTGCCGAGCCGCCGTTTCTCGCGTATACCCGTCCGGCGGATTGGTGATCGGCCGACCCACCACGATCATGTCGGCCCCGGCCTTCATCGCCTCCGCCGGGGTCATTACCCACTTCTGGTCATTTGCTGCCGCCCACTCAGGGCGGATACCGGGAGTGATCTTCTTGAACTTGTCGAACAGCCCCTCTTGCTTGAGGTGCTCCAGGTCTTTTGACGAACAGATCAGAGCCTCGATACCCGCTTCATGAGCCCGCCGAACCAGCAGACCGACCCCACTGCATCTGCGTCCGACCGGCCGTGCATATCGAAACCGAGCGATGACAAATCTTGAGCGTCCATCGAGGTAAGCACCGTCACCGCTGCCACCGTCATGGCCTTTCCTGCCGCTTCCTTGGCCTTCCGCATTGCCTCGACGCCCGCCGTGGCGTGCATGTTAATGAGATCAACGGAAAGGCCACGGAACACACGAACGGCCCGTTCCACAGTGGTTGGGGTGTCATTCAGTTTAATGTCGTAGAAGACCTTCCCGCCATACTGCTTGATCCAGCCGATCACCTTGGCCGCTTCCTGGCTGGCGATCAGTTCCAGACCCACCTTGTACCAACCCACGTGTTGGTGAGTCTATTCGATCACCAGCAGAGCACTGGAAACATCAGGTACGTCCAGAGCCACGATGATCCGGTCCGCGATCGCGTCAGCCATCCGTCACCTCGGATTTGAGAGAAGTGCCATGATATCTACTTTGGTGGTTGCATCCACCTGTTCATAGCACTTACTCAACACGCGGAACAAAGGCGTAGACGAATCGATCTCCCACCGGTATACGGTGATCATGAACTCCTTACCACTCGACATGTTCAAGCAGATCGGAACCAGAGCCCGCATGCTGGCACCCTTCAAGTTCTCCATCAAAAACTTGATGAAAACATCAGTCTTGGGATCGTCGTCATCAATGTAAGTGCGGAGGGACCCTTCAATACCGCGGAGAACCTGATCCCAACTGAAACAGGGATAGACACAATCAGCATCCTGGTGATACACCAGGGCCCACAGAACAATCACTTGACCTTTAAGGTCGGGAGAGATGTCAGTCTGTTGAGTAGGCATTCAGGTAGCTCGCCTAACCTAGAGACGTCAAGTTTGCCGCCCTCGACCAGTCGGACGATATCGTCCCGCCGCACCTGCCCACCCCTGTCCGAGAAGTATTCCTCGAACATGGCCCCCGACTTATGCACAATAAACATGTGCGGCACTAGCGAGGCTACGTCATAAGTATTTCCAGGCCCCAGGTGCGTCCGTATTACAAATGGCCCGAAAAACTCAACGATCTCTACCAACCCAGAAGTGACCGTGAACCTATTGGCCCGATGGCGATGGAAATGCATCGAACAATACCCTCCCGCCACGATCTCCAACTCATGGCAGGAGTAGAACGGACTATCGACAAGCTCCTTGGTCCGACCCCAGACCTTATCCACCCACATGGTTGGCCCCTTGCCGGCCCGACTTGATACCGCCCGGCGGCGGATTCTTCTCGTAGTAGTAAGTGATCTTCCGGGAACCCATCACGATCAACTCGTTGAAACCGACACCTGACTTGTTAGTCGGGTCCGCTGGCTTCCCCGTCGGTAGGATGTTCCCAGCCGGCTGAAAAACATCCACATAGGCAATCCCGTCGATCCGCTTGATCGTCTCGATGAAGTTCGACAGGTAGAACGGCAGTCCCATCTCCCACTTCGTGATATCGAAGTAACTGGTGATCGCCGTCTCCACCCGTTCCTTCACCACGGAGGCGTCAGCGTTCCGGTTAACGATGACCGTCATCTCCACATCAACCGGCCGGATCGCCCCATCCAAGACAACCACATGGTCAGTCAGAACATTCAGGTCGTTGAAGTAGGTCACCAGACCCGCCTTCAGGCCCGCATTCGGGGCCACCGGCAGACCATCCGGCCCTTCAGCCAGAGCGTACATCTCGACCCGGTTGGCGTTCTTGCTCGTGCGGATTGTCGCCAGTGACTTCGAAATCGCCCCGAAGACCGGGTGGCTGAAGCTTGATGCCGCCTGTGCGTAGTCCTCGGCGGTCACAATCGACCGCTGCAAGGCGAAGTCACGGGGAGCCCGTTTCTTGGCTGCTTCCAAGCTCTCGCGGTCCGTACCACCAGCCGATGGCGAAATGTTCCGGAATCGCACGGAAGTAGCAGCGTTAGCTGGCGGCAGAGGCGTCACCTGCCGGGTCGTGTCAATCTGGCCCACCCCGATCCGGCCACGAATACCACCACCGGCCCGGTAGCGGAATTGGATCAACGATCCGGACACCGGAGCTTGGCCGGTCACATCATCCCCGAACCGGAACTTTACCTTGTCTTCGATGAAGATGACTTCTACCACCTTATCGGTCGGGCCGTATCGCTCGATCGGTTCGGTAATGACCTTCCATTCTTCGGTAGTGTTCCCGACCGTGACCGTGACAAAGATCGGCGATTCAAGGATGTTGGCATCCTGGACGGTATAAGTCTGGTTCCCACCACCGGCACTCGTCACCACCACAGGACCGGCAAACACCCCCTCCAAACCATAGGCGATGACGCCCCGCTTACCAGCGGGGATGACCACCTTGCTCTTCCAGTCCCCAGGTGCCCGGTAGACTTCATAGGTGACAGAGGAGCCATCCGGCCCGTTCACCGTGAAGCTAGTGCCCGGCTCAATCTCGATGTCGGTGAAAGTCGGCTGGTCCACGCTGACTTCAATATCAACGACCGCTGGGGTCTGCCGCTTAATCCGTTGGTTGATGAGAGCAAGGTGGTTAACCACCGCTTCTTCAGTCTGGGACGTGGGTAAGGTGGCTTCATTGGCCAGGATGTCACCCCGCAGCGACAGTTTGCCGACGCCCGACGAGAAGATTTCAAGGAGCATCATCATACCGTTGGAGGCGATGAAGTCGTTGAAATCGTCGGGGAAGTAGGTCTTGATATACTCGATGCCGGCACGCCGAGCAGTGGTGAAGTCCAGCCCAGAAAAGTCCAACCGCCGCAAGTTGGGCGGCGGCAGAACAACCCCGAACTCGTCTGGCGTGTTCGGCAGGTCGAATAGGGTCGAACGGCTATCAGCCATTACGTCCTCCCCGTCAGGAAGTGCTCGACGGTCAGGACCCGCTTGAGATCCTTCTTGAGCCGGACCACGACCTTGATGTTGATGCCATTACGTTCATCGTCCCGATCGATAGTCACCTCCTCGACGGTCACCCGCTTATCGGTCTCCGTGATGGCGTCGATAATCTGGCTACGCAGAATGTCGATGTCAGAGGACGTGGACTGCTCGAACACGAATGACCGAAGCGGCACCCCATACAGAGGCCGCATAACCCGCTCGCCCGGCACCGTCAGGAGTAGCTGCAGGATGTCGTTCTTGATGAGCCGATCGTCCTCCTGGCGAGACAGGACGTTCTGCGGCCCCCCCAAGAAGGGTGGGTTGAAGCCAAAGAATATAGCCTTTGATTTAGCCATTACTTCAGCACCATCGCAACTGCCCGCAGTTGCACCAGGACAGCCTCAGCATCGGCGGCGTAGCCGTTAGCGGCCTCGATCGCCTTGTCGCGGGCGGCTGTGGCTTCAGCCCGCTTCTTCTTGAGTTTGGTGATAAGATCAGCCACGTCCGAAGATGACTTGGCGATAACCTCCAGAGCTTTAATAGTTCGGTTCGTCTCGTTGATGAGCTTCTGCTGTAGGTTGATATCCACTTCAGCGTCAGCCCGCTGCTGTTTCAGCTTGTTCAACTGGTCGGTCAAATCAGAATGGGTCTTAAGGGACGCCATAGCGATGGTCGCTTGCTCCTCCTCCGTGACTCCCAAAGCGTCATAGTCGAAGATGTTGTTATTGTGTTGGATCTCCGTCACAGCACTGACTAGCATCGGCTCGACCGCCGCCGTGTCCGACTCCTCGAATTCCAGCACCTGCCCAATCTCGAACTGCTTGGAGTTACTACCCACCGCCCGCCGCCGCGAACTGGAGATGCTGAAGATCAGGTCCCCCAAATACTTGCGGTTGTCCAGCGGAGTGATGGGTTCAGGCTTGTCCCGGCCGCGGTCCACTAGACCGACCGGGATCTTGGGGAACACAAGGTTAGTGCGGGGCGGGGTTGTGTTCGATATCGTGAACGTAACATTCCCCCGGTCCTGCGGATTCACCGGCAGGACATCACGGTATAGACCGGTTGGGAATTTGACGATCACTGCCTACCCCCTAACTTGTCGGGTGCTCGATTTCGTCCCGCGGGCACTCCTCAAATGGCTCATTGTAAGTTTGGCCACGGTCCGTCGGCTCCAGCTTCGGCACATCCGGCGGATTCACCCTCCCCACACGAGCCCCACCCGGCCGTTGACAACCAGTTGTGGTCCGACCCTTGACGCGGACGCGGACATTGAGCCGCACTGGCACGCTCTTATTACCCACCTTGACCTTACCGCTGGCAGACCCAGTGCCGACCCCCACCACTTTGTGGGTGCAGATTTGGGCCATAATCCGTCGGCCGAAGTAGGTCTTATTGGTCCGAACCCCACCCCCGTTAATAGTGAGCCTAGTACCACCAGCCTCCATCCGAATCGCACGCTGGGCGTACATGTCAATGGTGCCGTTGGATGAGATCTTCACATCCCTCTTGGCGATGATGTTCACATTCGTCTTAGCGAAGATGGTAATTTCACCTTCGTTGTTGTAAATGGCAATCCGCCGACCTTTCTCATCCATCCATATGAACATCTTCTTACCCTTGCGGGCACGCCAAATACCAAGTTTCTCCTGCTTACTCCACCACATCCCGCGGTGCTGAGAATCGACAATCTCCGTCCAGGGACCATCCCCAGACCGCCCGTCCCGCATCTCCACGCCCTGCTGGAACTTGGACCCCGATTTCTCAGCCGGCATCATCGGCCGGGGACCGCCACCACCACGAGTCTTCAAACGGATATATTCGTTATCGTGATCGAGCTTCAGGTGATGGGAGGTCTTCTCCGGGTTCCGCATCATAGCGGGCTTCCCGATGAACTCGTTCTCTTTGATCCCCTCCCACTTCCTGGCCCATTTCTTACCAAGTGAGGCCGACAGTAGCACGTACTGGTAGCGGTCGTTCATCTCCATAGTGAGACCCATCGGGGTGCCCCACATGGTGTGATTCGCCTTGTCGTTCTCGTTGAACTCCCAGAAGTAACCCTTCCCCTTACCACCGCGTGGAACAGCTTTCACCGACGGTTCACGCCGTCCCTTGATTAGAACGCCGTTGCCGTGCGGGTCACTCCGCTTGTCGGCACGTTTGTCATCGGAACCACGGTCATCGAGCACGAACTTGAAACCGTGCCGCGTGACCATCCGCATCCAGCGGGCATCCTTATCCTTCCAGTATTGATCTTCCTTCTCGGACCGCGGCCCCATCTCTTCGGTGATCTTCCGCTTGACGAATTGATCTTCTTCAGGGTCGAATCCCTTGTCGTACGCTTGGAATAGCATACCGCCTTTGGTGCGGAGCTTGATCCAGCGGAAATCGTTTTCCGATTCCTCAGACAAGATGCGGCGAGGACCGTACTCATCACTCCGCGATTTTGACTTGATTGGTCCCTGTTGTGCCCAGCCAGTGTCCCGCATCTCGAACTTGGAACCATAGCGGTTCATGATAGAAACGCGGCGGTGATCACCCTTCGGCTCACCCTCATTGAGCACTTTCTGTAGGCACTTCCACCGCTTGATCTCATACTTCTCATCCTTTTTGAACGAGCCCTCGAACTCGCCGAGTTCGCCGCCATCCTCGTCCTTTTTCCAGTGATAGCCCTGGTCCGACATGATGAACATAGAGCCGTACTTCGTCACACGAGCCATATACTTCTTGTCGGGGTCGTTCACCTCCGGCGTTTGTCGCTTCTGCTCGAATTTAGCCTTCTGAACGGCATCGTGGTCCGGTGGCGGCGGCGGGTCCTTGTGTTCTTCGGGGAAAAAGCCCACGGACGAGTGAATGTCCAAGTTGCCGTAGCGATCCTGCCAGCCGTGGGCCATCGGCCGCCCGTCCTTCGGCAGGTACTGCTCGTCGTAGTCGTTGGGGCGGTCGGCTGGTTTGCCGTCCTCATTCACCGATAGTGGCGTCTTTTGGAAGATTTGTGGGTAGGCGTAATACTTGCGACGGGTAGGTGTGGCGAAGCCAGTCCAGATTGGTCCGTACGGGTGCTGCTTTTCGAAGGTAATCCAGATCCAGTCGCCGATACAGGGGTGTGAGAATCGCCCAGCCCGTTGGCCACCCAGGTCAAAGGCGGGAACGGCCCAGGGGCAGTCCTCGGCTTCGAGATCGAAATCGTGCATGTCCGGGCACTTGAATCGTACCCGATACATGTTAAGGGGGTCGTTGGTTTCGACGACCAGAGCACGGAAATGCCCAGGGAACCGCTCCCAGAGGGTCCGGGTGCGGTGTCCGAAAAACTTTCCCCAAACGACGTTTAGGTTATCGGCCACAAGTCATTCCTACTACAGAAGCTCGGGTAGAACAATCGCGTCAACCGGATACTCGATCGTGTCACCAGTTCGTGGCCAGTTGAGGGGGTCACGCACCTTATTGAAGGCGATCAGGACCCAATCCAGCAAGGGTGTGCTGTAGATCTGGTTGGAGATAAGATCAGGGCGACCTTCCAGGGCACTAGTGACCCGGAAAACGCCGATGTTCTCCTCGTCTGGCCGCTCCTTGAGGAATGAGAAGCTGACCCAACGACCGTATGTCTCCTTGCCCTCCACGATTGTAGGAGGGGTTTTCTTGAAACGGGAGAACGTGTCGAGGTCCATAGCCTACCCCTTAGTACCACTTCGTCTCTTCCTCCCGCTTCAGACCCTTGAGGTCCTGCGTCTCCACTTTGCTACCCCTGGTCCAGAGTCGCAGTTCAATCGTGATATCGGTGCGGAGCGGGTACGCTTTATCGTAATTCTTGTTGCCACCGGTGCAGTGAGTCACAATCGTCTCAGAGTGCTTCACGTCCACACTCTTGATGCGGCACGACATGGTGTCTGAGCCACCGAAGTTCCACATCTTGAAGAAGACGATCAGGTTACGCTGGCCCTGGACATTAGGGTCTTTGGTCCGGGCGAAGTAACCACGCATGATCTTAACTTGCTCGGCCACTTTATCCGTGGTCCACTCCTGACTACCATCGACGATGTAGGTCCACGTGAGACTGATCTCACGCGGTCCGGACCTCTGGTAGACGGCCACCGGTTCCGTGCCGGGCAAATTGCCCTCGTGCCACTCGCCCTTACGACTGTCGCTCGTAATCTTGGGTGGGAACTGGAAGACAATCTTGGGGCCATTGTTGAACTGCATGGTGACAGCATCAGCAAGGCCCCGGTCGAACTCAGTAATTTGTGCTGGCATGGTTACCTAGCCCATGAGTTAAGTTCGCTACCAAGACCATGGTCACCCTTGTTCATCCCAGGCAAGTAAGCCTGCAGGATGGCGACGATCTCAGACAGTTCACCCTTACCGCCGGCCGTCATCTCTCCGAGCTTCTCGTCAATAGCTACCAGGGTTTCGCTCACCTTCACCAGTATCTTCGTGCTCTCATCCTGTGCCTCACGTGCCTCCCCATCGGTTCTATCCATGACCTGGACAGTACTGATAGCCTCAGATCGCACCGTCTCCTCGATCCCGGCCTCCCCCGCCGCTCGGATCGCCGGCATCGCCTTGGTTACTACCGCCGTCTCGATCCGGCTGGACGCATTCTCCAGTAGATTAGCGTAGTTGTCTAGCATATCGGCCAGTTTGCCGACGTCATCAGTCAAGTTCAACCCCTGACCAAACGCGGTAATCGTCTCGGTCAGTTCCTTGAGGATAGCGTTCAGCCGCTCCGCCGGTCCCTGGAAGGCCCGGACACCCTCATCGAGCTTGGAGGCGGCGACCGTTAGGTCGCTGCCCAACTTCTCGATGTCTGGGATTGCTCCCAGAGCCTCGTCCGCCATCTCCCGCAGACCCTTCAGCGGGGTATTGTTGAGGGCCTGGAACGAGTCAGCCAGAAGCGACATCGCCGCCCCGACCTTCTCCACCCGGTCAATGGTCTTGGAGAAGCGGAAGACCGCAAACTCCAGCACCATCAGCCCGCCGTAGATCGCCCAGGCCGCCGGCCTCATCATGTTCCCAGCGATCATTAACATCACCGCCGAATCGATCATCCATCCGGCCGCGATCGACAGCACAATCGCCCCGAAGGTGAGGCCCCCGCTCGCGTAGATCGCCATATCCCCAGCCACAGCCAGGGTGAACATAGCGTCCATGATATTGAGGGCCGCCATCGGGAGCAGGACACCCGCCACCACCAACTGGATGGCCGCCACGAAGATATTCCTCGCAGCGATCGACAGGAAGATCGACCCGACCAGGATGATGGCCATCGCACCCAGGTAGAGGACCGATGTGTAGAGGATAACCATCGAAGCCTCGGCCAGAGCCAGGGCCGCCGGTAGCAGCACGAACGAGGCGAGCAGCAGGACAGAGGACCCCGACAAGAGCAGGAGGCCGGCGGACAGCGACATCTCCGCGGCCGGCAGCAGGAACTGCATCGCCGTCAGCAGGAGGTTGGCAGCCGGAGCCATCACCACGCCACCGACCAGGAGCAGAACCGCAGCAACCAGCAGGAACTGGACACCCCACAGAATCATCGCGATGCCCGTCGCCAGGGGGACACCGGAGATCGCCATGAGCAGGGCCGCCGGCAGCAGCTTCAGTGCCGCTTCCAGAAGGATCGTCGCCCCAATAAGGACCTGCACCGAAGCCGTCAGCATCACCGAGGCCAGTGACCCCAGCATCCCCACCGCCATCTGCAGGATGATCGTCCCGAACAGCAGCGGGAACACCCCCTCCTGCAGAGCACGCCCAACGATCGAGATGTAGATGCAACCCAACACCAGTTGGAGCGAAGCAATCCGGAGCATGAGTCCGGCCGGGAACATGGCGTTAGCCGCCTCTGTCACCTTCGGCATCAACCCCTTCAGGACGTCAAGACTGGAGTCGATCTGCCCGGCCGAGTCGCCCAGCAGCGACGACGCCGTGACGAGAGCCTGAGCCCCCGCCAGCATCATCATCCCGCCGATGCCGATCCTCATCCCGATTCCGAGCATCTCGTTCGAAGAGTCCGACAGGAAAGCCAGACCGATCGCAAGCATGATCCCCGCCGCGACCAGGGCCACGCCACCGATCGAGAGGAGGATACCTGCCACCACCATGAAGACCCCGGCCCCCGCCAGCATAATCGAGCCAAGCAGAATCTGGGCAGCACCCTCGATGTAGCCGGTGCCGGCCTGGATGAACAGCAACACCGCCTGGACCAAGAGTTGTCCGGCCTGGAGCAGAAGGTAGGATCCGATGAACATCATCACGCCACCGATCATCATCATGACGCCCGTCGTTATGAGGGCAACGGCCCCAGCCTTCATCAGGGAAGCACCGATAGCCAGGGCGATCCCAACCCCGAACATCATCGGAGTGGACAGCCCCAGCAGCAGGAGTCCAGCGTAGAGGGCGGCACCGCCGATCATGATGCCGACACCGCCGATCATGATGGCGACACCGGCGAAGAGCAGGAGCCCCGCCCCGACCGCCATCAGAGCCCCACTCGCTAGCAATGCCACGCCGGCTACGAAAAGTCCTACGGCAACCGCGGCGATCACCAGGACCGCCGCCGCCAGGAGAATCCCACCGATGAGGAGGGCGACACCCGCGGCGGCGAACAGGGCTGCCGCCGCCACGAGCTTGATGGCCCCCTGGAGTATTGCCCCGGCGATAGCTGGGATCGCGTCCGCCCCGATCATCTTAATGGCCGCCGCCATCAAGTAGAAGGCCGCTGCGGTGATGAGGGCGGCCACTGCGATGACCACCATCCCGATAGCTAGGGCGTAGATGCCGGGGATGGCCATCATAGCCAGGGCACCCAGAGCCACGATCGCCAGACCCAGCACGAAGAACTTGGCGATAAGCTCGAAGGTTAGGACCGTAGACAGGATCTGGAAACCCTGTGCCGCCATGAAGATCCCGACGCCCATCATCAGGGCGGCCAGACCTACCACGAAGATCGCGATGGCCAGGACAATCAGGCCCAGAGCCACCGGACCCTGGACCAGCATGGCGAGCCCGACGAGCACCAGCCCCAGGAGCCCAATTGCGATAATCATCCCGATCAAGGCGGGGATTGCCACCCAGCCCATCTCGGCGACGATCCGGACACCCATCGCGAAGAAGTAGGCACCGATACCGGCCATCATGAGGGCCAGACCGACTGCGAGCAACGGCCCGACCACGCTCTTGACCGAGTTGCCCAGGGCCGCCAGACCCTGCCCGATCGAGGACAGGATGATGACGATGGCCTCCCCGACAGCCCTCGCGAGGATGAGGATCATATTGGCGAAGGCTTGGACGCGCGCGGTCATCCGGCCCATCAGCCCGCCGAAGCTACCAAAGCCGGCAGCGAACGAGCCAATGGCCCACGATACCACCACGAAAGCGATTCCCAAGGCTAGCACGATCTTGACAGCCCGCTTGATGAATGTAACCACCTCCCCAACGACCGGGATCTGCTCTAGACAGGAGATGACTTCGCCGATTTTGTTGATGACGTAACCCAGACCCTTCAACAACCAAACGAGTCCTCTGATGAGTGGAGTGAGGGCGTTAGTGATGAAGACCAAGACCCGCTGGTAGAAAGAGGTCCAGATAGCAGTCAGTTCCTTCATGGCACCGGTGAAGGCTTTGTTGGCCTCCGCCAGCTGCTTCTGTAGGTCTAATTCCTCCCGGAAGGCTTCCGCGGACCCTTCGAGGCTAAGTAGATACTCCTGCTCAGTGCCAATCAATTCTTTACGGGCACGAATAGCCATCAGCGCAGCATCCCTGCTGATCTTCAGTTCTCTGGCCAGTATATCCAACTGCTCCGACTGTGCTGTGCTTAATTGCTGGCCAGATTCGATTGCTGGTATCAAACTCTCATCGATTTGATCGGCGAATTCACGAACACCGATAGTAAGTGCCCGATATTTATCCTCCAAACTGGCATCTACACTGGTACCCAACTTGCTCCAGAGACTCTCCGCCTCCACTCCAGTGGACTGGAATGCCTTCAACAAGTCTTGGGACGCCTGTTCTGACATCCCCATCTGCTTCCCCATCCCCGCTAGAGCGAGTGCAGCGATCTGGAATTTTTCAGGGGCGTCTTTACCGAAATAAGCGGCCTGCTCGGCACCGGAGAGCCGCTGATTGTTCATCATGCGGGTAACATCTTCGGTGCTCAGTCCGAGCTTCCGCTGGGCGGCAGCGACGGTGGCGATATTCTTAGAGATCTGGTCTGCGGTAAGGCCCGCACTGCGGAGGTTACGGGTATAGCGAGCCCAGGTATCGATACCCACGCCGGTCACCCGCGTGGCCATCCCGACGTCCTTGGCGAGCTTATCCAGAGACTCCCGCGGGGTCTTGACGTCGGCCAACGCCCGGTAGGCTTCAATGGCGTCCGCCTGGAAGACGCCGGTTTCCATCGACATAGCACGAGCCGAGTCGAGGAGTTGCATCTGGCTGCCATAGAGCCGATAATTGGTGGTAACGAACTTCTCGGTATCCTCGTCGGCTTTCTTGACTAGCTGCCAGATAGTCTTCCACTGGAGGGATAGCTTCTCGCCTTCCTCTCCGGCTTCTTTGAGTTTCTTGACTTTTTGGTCTGCTTCCTTATTGATGAGAGCAATAAGATCAAGGTCTGTACGTAAGAATCCATTTTGGGCCTCGTGGCCTTTATTCTTCTCCAGCACAGCTTCAATGACTTTCTGCGTAAATCCGAGGAACTCTTCTTGAAGTTCGATGTGCTCCATCAAGTACTTGGTCAGATCCTTGTTGAGTTTATCCATATCCTCTGCGATCTCGAATCCTTTCTTTGAATTCTTTAATTGCTCTTCTCCTGTATCGAACTGATCCCTGAGTTCCTTGGTAGCCTCCCCCAAATTCGTTTCCACCTTGAGAGTCCTGGCCTCCATCTCGGCGAGATGCTTGCCAATATCGCCGAGATGGGCGGCAGCCTCACTAGCAATCTGGCCTAGATTTTGGATTGCCTTCTGTGCCGCTGAGGATACTTCTCCTTCGAGATCAATTACCTGCTGGCCGAAATTATCGAGAGTATCGAAGGCTTGCTGGGCTTCGAAGGCAAGCTGAATCGACAATGCATAAGTGTTGACGTCAGTCGGCATTGTCGCTCCTACCGTTCGGTGATACAATAAACCGTCTACTTACCTTTGCATTCTCAAACTATATCCAACCAACCATTGTCGCAACAACGGCACCCTCTAGGCCCCACAGCGAGCCATAAACCAATTCCCATCGGCACGCAGTTCGGGGCTCTCAGAATCGATTCAGAGCCCTTCCGGATCGAAGAACGCCACCCTAGCCATATCTATTATGACTGCACATGCGAATATGGGAAACAACGACCATTTTATGTCTGTCGTCTGACCACCAAGACCGACCCCGCTCGCTCTTGCGGATGTGGGGCGGACGGTCCAATGGAGAGTCGGATTTGTGCTACTCCCGACTGTGGACGAATCAGCAAACGTGGTCGTTTATGCGGGAAATGTGCTTACCGCAGAGATGGAAAGACCCAGCATACTACGTGGATTAATGGGCAACCGATAAAGACTCAATGTACACAGCCACAATAGATAGAATCAAATCAAAACAGGGATACATACCAGGAAATGTTCAATTGGTCTGCCACGCGATAAATATAGCGAAAGGCCCCTGGGACGATCGGCAATTCCGCAACTTTTTACACTAACTCAAATCAATGGCGCTTCCAGAATTCGTCAGCCAGCAGCCACCCACGGACCCAGCCTCGCATGAAATCGCCTATGGTCGGCGTCGGTTCAAACTTGCCCTCGGCCTTGAGGACGGTCATCCGGTAGTAAGCGGCCCGCACCTTCACTGAATGCCAGTGCTCGGTCAAGCACGGGTAGTTGAGGTTGGCAGCGAGTTGAAGCTCGCCGTTGACCCGCATCAGATCCTCGTAGTTCATCGCCAGGATGTCGTTGAGGATTTGTTCCTCGCGGGCATCGCGGATGTCGAAATTGATGCGGGGGTCCACGTAAGGGAAACGCATGTCTTGTTCCGGTTGTAGGGTGGTCATGTATCGTCCTCTGAGTCGCTGTGGCAGATACCCACAACCGGGTTAATGCATGCGGACTGCTCCACGCAACGTTGATAAATAACTATCGGCCGCCGCCTCCCACCTTCTTGCCTTCCGCATCATAGTCGAACCGTGAACAGTACAGGTCGGTCAACCACTCCTGCATTGTCACGATGTGGTGGAATCCGTAGACCAACCAGTTGCCAGTCGTCCACCAGAAATCCTCACCACCATCCCGCTTACCCGCGGTCCACTTGATGAAGATGGTGTCCACCCCCAGGCCCTCGGTGGAAGACCACTCACCGTGGCCAAGCACCCTAAACTTGGCCCGCAGTAGAGCATTAGTCATGTTCAACCACATCGCTCGACCGCGGCCGTCAATATAGTCTTGGAAGTTGATACCCAAGTCCCCGGCCGAATAGATCTCAGGAATAGACGTGACCGACGACCAACCAGCGGCCTTGTTCCCAATCGAATCGACGGGCTTGGTGAAAGACTGGTCGTCGGTCACACGAACAATCTGCTTATTCGAAGTGTTCGAGTCCTTGGTGAAGACCTTCTTCTGTTTACTGTCGGTGATCTTGTCCAGGTAGTGCCCGGAGACGGCGGCACTTCCGGCAGTAACCAGGGCTTGTTGGACGATGCTGAGGGCGTTGTCAGCCTTGAGGCTGACCTCCTGGATGGTATCGTTGGCCCCAGACGTGAAGTAACGGTAGAAAGCCCGTTGCTTTGATGGGAGGGACGCCTGTTCCTTGATGATAAGCCGGGTGCCGTCCATCTGGATCATCCATTGCGTCTGCTTCTGGGTGATCGCCGCCGACCAGTCTGTGAGACTGGAAATGAAGGTCTTCGGGTCCTGACGCAGGAGCCACCACTTGTTGAACTCAGAATCGGTAGTCCGGCCGATTTCGAGGTTGATACCGGGAGCGTAGTCAGACACCACTTTCTGGATCACTTGATCCACCCGCCCCTTATAGCAGTCACCCCCGGCATCACCACAGTTCAGATACCATGACGGCGGGTCGATGGCGATGAACTCCAGGTTCCCGACGTCGGCTGGGCCGCCAACGGTATCCAGGGATATCAGAATAGCAGTCTGGGTGCGGGTGGCGGTTTCCGGGTAGGTGCCGTCCGGCCCCTGCAGAATCTGGAAGGTGATCTGGACTGGTTTGGTCCGCGTCTCCTTGAAATATCCTTCCTCGATGAGTCTCGACAGAAGATTATAGTGGGCATCGAACAGCTTAGCTCGAACGATATAGCCGCCGTTCACCATCCCACGGAACTCAAAGCTCCGGAAAAGGTCGCCATAGTTCTTCCCAGGCAGTCCGCCTAGCTCGAAGGTGAGCTTGATTTGCGGACGTGCTTTGGATTTTGGTTCCAGTGGCATGATCCCTCCCCTGTAGACTTAAGTACATAGGCTATGATGTTACCGGGCAGCTTCGACCACGACACCAAAGCGAGTGTGTAATTCTGCCTAGCACAAGGATGCTGGCCGATGGGCAGTCGTTTCTACCGCACCGCCAGTGACGAATCCGATTGGGACTTCCTCAGCACCGATGGGGCCGGATTTAAGGGCTGGACCCGCCAGCCGCACCCCGGGCTTCGACACCAACTTAGTGTGTTACTACCACCGCGGAATAATGCAAGTCAAGATAGTCAAGGACTTGAAGAAGCAGATCATCTTCAAAAACTACCTTGGGCCACTCTTCAACCCCTTCCCTAAGAGCTTCCGCCCCAGCTTGTTCCACTGGTTCGACCAAATAACTATGCTATTACACGCCGACTACGACAAGACAACGAAAGACGCGGTGGACTTCTGCGTCGGTCTTGGTTGCTGGCCAATGGGTAGCCGATACTACGGCACCAACGCCCCAAATGCCGATTGGGATTTCTTCGACCTGTACAGCGAAGAACTGAAAGCGAAATTCCTGGCCGACGGTTGGGTCTATTCGCCACCACAGGAGTCTGTCCCAAATGCGGTGTGTTTCTTCACCAAGCCGGGGGCCAACGTTCAGATTCAACTTGTTGAGAATCTGAAAGTCCAGATCATGCTGCGGAATTGCCTGAAGTACTGGCTGACAGTCTTCCCGAAAAGCCACCGTTATATGGCCATTTGGAGCTTCTACACGATCATCCAACAAACCTTGCTGTCAGAGCCAGAATTCTACGCTGAACCGCAGAACTCCGATAAAACGCTCATCTACAGCGACAACGATTTCTGGAAAAATTGATGGATCTGGTCTTTGTTCGCTACGTTCCGAAGGATACCATGATGCTCCTGGTGGATCTAGGAACCCGGAACAACAAGTTGTGCGGGCTCGTCTCCGAGAAAATATCAGACGGTGAACGGGCCAAGATTATGTCGTCGCGGACGGTTCTCGACGCCATGAGCGTGGAACGGAAAATTCAGTGGCTCCGCGACCACTGCCCAGTCGCATACAAGACGGCCTACCGCGAAATCCACAATTCGAACGCCCAGATTCTGTCTCGCCATACTATGTCAAAGTAACCGTAGCTTTCCTCTTTGTCTCGTGAGGGCACTCTCCATACACTGATTTAGCCCAATTACAATTCATACAAAGAGCCTGGAGGTCGGTGCTGATTGCCGTCATTGTTGATGTGGTCCAAAGTTAGAAACTCGAAGCTCTCGCCACAGCACTTGCAGGTCGTGCCGTAATGGTCGAAAACCGTACGACGGAGTTTAGCGTAATATCTCTTAAAAATGGGTCGATTGGCATCCAGATTGTTACTACGCCATTCACTCACCGCTCTTTTCGCTTTGTCCTTTTTGGCTAGACGATACAATCTTGCATTCTCTCTAGCCCGTTGCAAACATTTCTCACACCCTCTCTTGCCAGGGGCCGGTGGGCATGCCCCACACATCGGGCACAGCCCACCCGCGACTTTCTGTACTCTAGCGGCGGCTTTCAAGATTGACCCCAGAACTTGTTGTTGGCACAGAACGTCGCAACGGTGTATTTCAACACACGGCCATTCCCGACACAAGGTAGTCAACATGTGGCACAACAAGTCTACGAAAGAAACCATGAATGAGTCGAAACCCCGCCGTCTGACGCTTAAGGACGAGGGAGCCGTCAAAAAGATCCAAGACTGGTGGAAGTACATCCAGCAAGAGTGGAAAGAAGTCATCGACTGGTGCGGCTTCGCGCCCGGCTCCGACCTGGAAAAGACCGCCTATTTCATGATGATGGGATTCATGACCCAGGACACCCGCCACATCAAGATAGTCATGCCGAACTGTTCTCGTGAATGGTTGCAATTCCGGCGTGAACGTGCCCGCAAATATGGCATCTGGTGCGGCAACCGCACCCTCAGGGCGGAGTGGTTCAACCTCGCCGACAAGAAGGACATGTCGGCAGAAGTGTCGTTCCTCGTGAACGTCATGGTGATCAACGGCGACATGGAAGTGGTCAAGCAGTACAACCACAAAACCGGGAAGTATGAACGGGCCTACCGTCTCAGCAAGGAAGGACTGGTGTGGGCTCGCCAACTACTTAAAGAGCCGGAGCGTCTGCCCCGACCTTCCAAGAAAGAACTCGACCGCTACGCTGACGACGAGAACCCCAATGGCTGAGGAAATGCCGATCTTAAAAGCACTCCGGCGGCTCATCACACCACAATTTATCAAGCCGGAGTGGATTATCTGGACCAAGAGCAAACGATTCTACGAATGGGAGTTCCAGCCGGACGGCTTCTGCCGTGAGCATTCACTCACCATCGACTTCAACCACTCGCACGGCGGCGTGCGAGTGTATATCCAGAACCATCTAGGAAAAGAGCAGTACTTCGACATCCCGTGGGCAGATCCAGAATGCGACACCAAGGTCGTAAAGATGCTCAAGGATTGGTTCGTGATGCTATGACAGGAAGGCGGGCTCGACACCGCCGACTTCCCTAACCCGTCAGTCGGTGGAGAGCGGCCAGATTCTTAGCGGTGATTGGTAGGATGCCCTTATCGTGCCGGGCACGCACTTCTTCCCGGCTCACCTTCAACTCTTCTAGAATCTCGTTCCAGTCCTTGGTATATTTCGTCTCGTCGCCCTTCTGGAATGGCAGCTTCGGAGGCAGACTGTAGTAGAGCTTGTAGCCTTCGCCATTCAGTAACTTGGCGTTGGAGATAACGCTTTTGATCCCGGCCTTATCATTGTCCGGGGATAAGATGATGCCTTTCCGTGGCCCCAAGATGCGGATTTTGGCGATCTGGGCCGGGGTGAGCACGGCACCACCGGAAGCCATGGCCTGTTCACCTAGGGTATACTGGCCGAAGATGCTCTCGGTGATGATGAGGTAGCTGGCACTTTCGCAGTCGTCGAAACCGTAGAGGAAATCGCCTTTCGACCCTTCCGTTTCTCCGGTGACCTGTCCCTTGCGGTCGTAGATCACCTTGTCCGGGAATCGGTAGATCTTATTGAAGCGATTTCGGCTCTGCCAGCACACGAGGTTGCCGAATTCGTAGTACGGCCAGTAGCAGTCCATACTGAGGTAGTGGATGTCGTAGCGGTCGATGTCCTCGATCGAGTAACCCCGCTTCTTGAGCCATGAAATGATAATGGCGGCTTGCGGGTCATCTTGATTGGAGGCCAGCCGCTCCGTGCCATCAGGAAGGGTCACGATGACTTTCCGGATGGCCTCTGTGGTGCTATGCCGATTTTCGGGCCGCAGGTAGCTCCCGATGTCAACGGACGTACCGAGAACCTCACGGAGGGCGTCGGCGTAGGAGCATTTTCGGTAAAGCTTGACGAATTTGATGAAGCTGCAGTTTCGCTTTTTGGTGGTAGGGTTGATCGGCCCTGCCCACTCATCGCCAGTCCAACAATGCACCACCCCCATTGTTGGATTAATGTTCATCTTGAAGGACTGATCTGCATCGAATGGATTACAAATCAGCAACTCCTCACCACCTTTCCTTTCTTTGTAATCGAAGTTTCGCGCTACCCATGCCCTGATCTTGACTTCTGGGAGTCTCTTGCCATGGCCGCTCTTAAATCGATCTAGGGCTGCTTGGTATTTTGAGTTTGGTGCGGACATGATCCACCATTATGATGGCGAGCAGCATTACAGTTATAGCACAAAACCCGGTAGCCAACAGGGTAACCATTGTTCTTTAACCAGCGGTAAATCGATACTCCGCCATGGCCTATTTCCCGCCGGTGTCTGTTTCCACCACCATCGATATGGTCGATCGTGAGGAAGTCAAGCACACTTGACTGTTCTGGACACCCAGGACAAGAACAATGCGGCCCTCCATAAGCCACAAAAGCGGCCAATTTGAGAACAACTGCAGCCGCACGACGCTTAGAACCACATGTCGCACAGCGATACTTGGTGAAACCACAGGGGGAGGAACACTCCTTACAGACACCATCAATCCGTTCCTGTCGTGAACGTTTTAGTGAAGAAGAGAATATTTTAGCACATTCTTCACAACGCTTCTGGTCAATAACCGGCGGCATGCGGCCACAAGTAACACAGAGACGATCGCGGCTCCGCCGCTCTCGCTGCCTTTTCATCTGAGCCAAGTGCAAATCTAGGTGGTGCTGACATCTTGATTTACCTGGCACGGCCTCTCGCTTACATCGTGAGCATAGCATGTTCGGCCCTCCCCCCACCCACCTTTGACTCAAATACGACGAGTGGGCTAGTCGAAGTTGCGTTCGATCCAGGCGATGATTTTGGCGGGCGGTATTTGCTTCCCCCGCCCGCCTGCCACTTTGCCACGGAAGAATTGAAGATCGTATTTATTGCCTTTGGTAGCCATGTCGCTCAAATACGCCCCGCCCAGGGGCTACACCCCTGTAGGGCATGCTACTTCTTAATAGAAATCGAGACCACGATGTCAATCACAGCCACCACAAAACCGGCGACGGCCCCTAGCATGATGACTTTAGCCTTGAAACTGGTGAGTTCCTTGTCGATCTTCTCCAGCTTCTTCTCGGTCTTTTCGAGGTCATTCTCGTGTTTGGTGATTGTCTTCTTCAGTTCACCAATCTGCTTCTCGTGGCGAGTTTCGACTTCCTTGGCCTTCTTGGCTGCTTCTTCCTCGATATCTCGGATTTTCTTCTCGAAGTCGTCGTCCATAGTTCGTACGGTGTCCCGTAGTTTGTCAAGGATGTGGGCCTTGGCATCGTTTAGGGCCTGGGCCATGGCCATCTGGGTGTTTTGACCCTGAGTTTGGGTAACTGCCACCTGAGTGCCCAGCCGTTCCAATTCTGCCAAGACAAGACGACGATATTCGGCCCACCCATTCTGGCCGTCTCCGTTAGGCACGGTCTTGTTCGCAGTTGTTGCAGCCATTAGCTCTCCAGGTGAGTCGTGAACTGGCTTCTGGACAGCTTAGGCACGTCGCGGGCACCAGTCGTCCGATCAGGTTGGAGGTGCCTCCCCGCCACTTCGTCGCAGAGAACTCCACCACTCGGTAGTGTCCGTCAGCGTGACGAGTGCGGCACACGAGCCCATTCAGATCGTGGGTAACCAGATGGCCGACCGCTTCCCGCATCGCCGGCTGGTCTTCCGGATGGATGAGATGCAACCAAGGCGTCTCCTCCATCGTCTCTTCTGTCCACCCTAGTATTTTCTGCCAGGATTGATTAACTTGTAGGAAAAACCCATCAATGCTGATGACGGCCAGAAGGTCTGGTGATAGGTCGAAGAAACTCTGCAGCAGACCTTCGTGGCCTTCAAGTGTGTCACACAGTTCCCGCAGGCGTAGCAAGCCCACGGGAGCTTCGAGAACCTGTGGCATGATTATCCTCACGCGATGGTGACAATGAATTTTTTGCTGACCCGCGTCGAACCGTCCGGAAGAGCCAGAGTCAAGAAATACCAGTAGGTGCCCTTGAGGAAGCGAGTCGTGTCAAGGTCGTACTGGACCACCCATGGGTGGGTACGGTAGGACCCCTGCCGAATGCCAATCCGACATTCTTCCTTATCAACTAGAACCTCGTGGTTCTGAGTCATAATCGTGATGGTCGGTTGCAAGAACGGAATCAGCGGCACCACCAGATTGTAGTTGAAGTCGTAAAGCGGCAGTGGGATGATCCCCACTTCCATCGGCCGCTTCTCAGGCGAGTTGAACTTGTTGTCGAGAGGTTCGAAGTCGAACCGCACCGTCTGCAACCCATCCTGGCAGAACCAGTTTTCTGGGTACACCCAGAAACGGTGGCAACATTTGAGCAGTTGGGCCTGAACTTCGACGTCATCGAGTTCGTCAGCGGTCGGGCTGGTGCCGTTCTCAACCGGGTTGGTCGGGAAGTAGTACCAGAGGTCGAAGTAAATGTCGGGAACGACGGAATCGACGGGGACGAGGTACGGCAGATGGTACTTGCCCGGCTTGTAGACACCGGAGGCAGATGGCTCTGTACCACAGGCTCCAGTTGGGTCCTCGATCTCGTCACGGCATAGGGGTGCCGGATAGAGGGCGTCTGTTGGTTCAGCGATGGGGATAGTGGCGACGAGGTTGTGTGGCAGGATCTGGGTCTTATAGATCTCCACCTTGTAGATGGCGAAGGGGTCCGTGGGCTTCCCACTGTTGTAGAAGTCCACGTTGAGATCTACGACTTGCCCACGACGGGCACTGATCCGCGGTAGTGCGTTGGCCAGCTCGGGACACGCCATTGTCCGGTCCTCCTAGCTGACTTTATCTTTGTACACAGAACGAGCCCGAACACTTATTGTGTCCGGGCTCGTGAAATGCTGGTGACTACCATCGGCGTCTCGACATGCTGGGCCGGGAGATCGACGGTCGGGACGGCATACTTGGTTTGCGGACCGAGCCCATCTGTTGCTTTTCTCGCTCCGCCTTCTCCTTGTACTCCCGCTCCAACCGCTTGATGTACCAAGCCCTCTCTTCCGCTGGCATCTGGGCTTGTTCGAACAGGCTGAGGCCGCCGTACTCCTTAAGCTGAAATCGTTGCTCCATCAACTGATGCCACGCCCGGTCGAACTCCTCAGGACTTTGCCGGGCGAAAAAAGGATTCCGTAATCGGAAGCTCCACGGTAAATTCGTTCCCGCACTCCGGGCAGGTAACGGCGACAGTGTTGTCGATACCGGGGGTGTTCTCCCGCAGCCATTCCCGCACGGCAGCGGTGTCCTGAGCGTGCATCTTGTTGATGAACGCACGGACGGTAAAGAGATCGCCGACACCCATGACATTGACGATGATCTTCTCCAAGTTCTGAGAGATCGTGTCGTCGAGTTGCTGGTTCTGGGACGCCTGAGCCCGCGGGTCAGCCCCGCCCCGCATCTCACTCATGCGGCTCGGCCGCGTCTTGACGCCGCCCGGTTGGGCGAACATCTTCTTGCGGGCCTTCCGCTTGGCCAGCATGTCGTTCGCGTCCGCCGCCCGCAGGAATCGCACGCCGACCCACGTCTCCTTGCCGGTGGCCTTGGTGAGCCACGGCAATACTACCTTTGCCGGCTCCGACACGCCCGGCTTCGGCGTCACGATCGTCGCCGCCAGTTCATTCAGGTCGTACTGGTGAGTGCTGACTGCGTTGCAGTTCGGGTTCGGGCAGGTGATGGCGAACTCGTATATGTTCCCGTGGGTGATACCCCGCAGGAAGTACAGCAGGAAGATCCGGTCGCCAAGTAGCAGATCTTCAGGGGAGAATCCGAGTGGGAACTTCACGCACTCCCGGAACAGGTAGTCGATCGATTGACCGCTCTGAGCCAGACGCTGGGTCCCCAGGATCTTCTCGGCCGTCTGACCCATGGCCCGAACGTGGACCAAGCCGTCCGGCCAGCCGTAGAAGCGGCCCTGCGACGGGAGGTAGCACTCCTCCCAGGGGATGAGCTTCTCTTCCGGGGCCTGGAGCAGGCTGTTGACGAAATCCTCGTTGGTCTGGCCGGGGGTGACCAGTTCGCGGAGGTCGGGAACCGCTGTTGCGATGTGGTTCAGCGGTTCGTCATCACCGCCGGCAGCGGCCGGAGCACCCGGCTTGGTCGGCGGCTTCCCCGGTGGAGCAGAGCCGTTGAGGTCCAGTTCCTCTTCGGGCAGGTGATCTTTTGGCATTGGCTTGTCCCGCGGCAACAGATGGATACCATCTCGTACGGCAATATCTACTACGCCGGGTTCTCGACAGCCCAATCATAGGTGATGGTTGCTTCAACCAACTTAACGTCGCTCGATGTGTAGGTGAGGTCCCCGTGCCGAATTTGGCTTGGCCACGAGTTTATCAGCCGCCAGCGATTCTCAGATTGGCCGGTTGGCAGATAATAGACGATGTTCGACTGCCGCTTGTAGTGGTTGGCGTCTGCAAGGCCACAATCTGGGCTCCAGACGTTGTTCCTCCATTTCTTCATAATGTCGAGCAGACCGATAGAGTCATACCAGGAGACTTTGATGTCCTCCCAAGTGACGCTCTTGGCGAACTTGTATTCGAGACTGGACCCCTGGTACGTCTCCTTGTTCACCGTGAAGGTCGGCAGGCTGCAATCCTTAAGGCAGATCAGCGGTGAGTTGTTCCGCCAGTCGCCGCCATCCTCGAAGAGGTCGTCGATCTCCCAGAAATAGTTGTAGTAATATTCCCGACGGCTCTCGACCGTCTTGCGGTGACCGCCCCCAAAGTCTTGAATGACAAATCCAGGCATTACCGGCCCCTCCCGCTTTCCTTCGCTCGTGCGTAGGCCAGAGTGACTGCGATGGTTGAGATGTCAGTGTCGGAGTAGGACAAATCCGACGGGCTCACCTTCATGGGCCAAGCGTCGTAGATGTTGTAGGTCCAGACGGGGGAGCCATCCCCGTCAAGCATCTGGAGGGTGGCGTTCTTGAGGTACTGCGACGGCGGGTTGTGGAGACTAGTGACGATGTTCACCATCGTCTTGGCGTGCCACTCGTAGATGAGCTTGGCACAGGTGCTCTCAAGACTGCCGTTGTCGCTGCCGTCTAGCTTCTCGTAGAAGCTGAACTCCACTTCTTTCCAGTGAGTTTTACCGGGCCGCGAGATCTCGGTCTGGCTGGAATGGATGACGATTTTGTCATATTCTGGCGACGGGCGTGTGCATTTTTCCAGGAACAGTAAGATCCCGTTATCGAGTTGGCCCAGCGGTTCAAGGACTTCGAGCAAATAGCGGTGCCGCCGTGCCGTCTCGACGGTATTGCTCGGCTGCCCCCTTTGGTCGGGGTTGGTTGGACAGCCAGGGGACTGGTTTGGGATATTGAATCCTGGCATAGTAACCTATATACGGTACGGGGGAGGCTTACCACCTCCCCCGTAGATTTAGCTAGTTGTAACGCCCGATTAGATCTGCGGGCAGTTCGGAGCGATGGGCTGCGGGGCCGGAGCGCCCACGCAGTTCCGGACGGCCCGGTCGTACCGCATGGTGGCCTCGATCGTCTGGATGTCGGTCGAGGTGTAGTCCAGTTCCTGCCAGTTGCAGTTCGCCGGCCACGTGCCGAGCATGGTCCAGGACTCGCTGGTCTGGCCGGTCCCGTCGATCATCAGCAGACTGGCGGTCCGCTTGTAAAGCCGCGGGTGAGCGACCTTGATGGATTGCATGTTGACGACGGTTTCGATCCACATGTAGATGCCGCGGGACACGTCGGGGTCCTGCTGGACGTCGTACCATGTGAGGGTAACCGGGTCCCAATCCTGCTTACCAGCGAAGCGGGCCACTTCCTGGTTGTGGTGCATTTCCGGCTCTTCGAACTTGAAGCTCGGTCGGCTGGCACTCTGGAGGACCAGAAGTTCAGCCTGAGAGAACGCACCCGTTCCCCGACCGATAGTTTCGAACACCCACCGGTGCTTACGGCGAGTTTCGAGGGTGTTCGACGGACCTTGAGCGGAGTAACCGCCCCCGTAGGGCATGATGTTGAAGCCTGGCATTGTGTTCTCCGATTCCCCTGGGGGTTAGGAACTACAGGTATCTTTTCCCAGATGACCGCCTGCTTACTCGAAGTACCCGTCGATGTTCACAGATCCCTGTATAATCTGAGAGACTGTGGCTGTACCCACCGGCATCCGCAGAATGACTGCAAACTGGCGACCGGCTTCACAGACGACCGGAGTCTGAAATTGGCGGGCGATTTGAGCCACGTTAGCACCAACTGCGGCCCCGACCGGGAAAGACTGAGAACCGAGTGTACTCCTGATAAAGGCTCCAGTGTTCAGGTTAGCCGCCGTTCCGTTAACACCCAGACCCCACACCATCAGAGTTGGAGTTACGGCAACAGGCGCACCAGTATTCCAGGCATCAATCGAGATCCCGGTCACTACTAGCTGATATGGTGATGGCACCGTGAAGCTAAACAACAGATAATCGGTCACCGCACCAGCCACGGCAGCGAACTGAAACAGCCCACCAAGCGTGGTATATCCAGCAGCAGTGTTGGAGAGCGTTGCCGACGTCGGGGCTGCACTGTTAGCGAACTGAGCAGTCTGCGTCAAGGCAGTAGGAGAATATAGAGCCGACTTGCCCATCGACGCCAAGACGTGCGGCCAAGGTTTATTCCAGTTGGCGTCCAGAGCAAAAACGTAGGCATCGGTTAAGAGGAAAACCGGAGCCGACGTCGGAGCGATTACCCCGTTGAAGAGGCGGCAGAAGATCGGTAGATGGGTAACCGCCCACAGTCGTGGCTGACCCAGAGGGACTGTCAGTTTTTGTTCGCTGAGAACAATCCCGGTGTTACTATCCTGGATAGTGAACTGCACCGAGTCATCATCAGCGATGATGTCGAAGATATAGTAGTTGGTACCAACCAACGACCCCGCGACATTGGTGCCGGTGATGTCGGTGCCGTTAATGGTCAAGACCGGTCGGACAGCACCGCCAGAGGTAAACTGCCAGTAGGCACCGTTCGCGATCGAGGTTGTACCAGACGGCATACCAAACCCAAGTTCGGCCACCGAGTTCGCCACCGTCGAAATACGAGCACGGAACCGTACAACTAACGGCGTTTTTTGTGTTTTAAGAAACTGCTTGAGAGAGATGAACGTCGTGACAGCATTAGCGGTTGTCAGACTGGTGCTGTTTAGGTTGATACCGGTAGCAGTCTGGGCGGTCACGAAAGTTGTGTTCGTGTTAACCCAAGCTGCCGTGTTTAAAACGGCCCCTTCGACCGGTTCGTGGAACAGAGTGTTGTGCCACGTCGTGCCAAGCGACCCGATCCGGTCAGTACGAGCTACCCGGAAGTTACCGTCATTCCAACCACCGATTGGAATCCCAGCCTTGTTGATACCGTTGTCACTCAGTTTGTCGGTAAGACTGATCGGATTGCCGCTGGCGTCGTATAGGACAGCACGGGCACCCTTCGCACCTGGATCGATCGTCAGAAGATCACTGGACGCCCCGCTCTGGATCTGTGCCATGGTATCACCCAATCAGGTAGTTGACGTTGTATTTGCCAGTTACTGGCCCAGGGACAGCATGCAGGAACAAGGTGATAACCCCGCTCGCTGACACGTAACCAGAGCCGATAATAGCGTCCATTTCATTCTCATCCACCGCTCGGCCGGTCGCCGCCGCTCCAGACTGCACAATCATAACCTTCTGAGTCACAAGAGCCCCAACATGGTTCACCGTAACCTTCAGACTATAGAGTGGGGTAGTACCGAAATCCACCTCTACAGTGTAGAAAGTGGTCCCGGTAACTTCAGGCGGCAAGAAGCGAGCATCAAGCTTCGCCATTAGGCGTCGTACTCCACGGTGAGTTTATCACCACTCGCCAATACCCCATCCAAGGCCAGACCGTTCCAAGTAACGCGAGTGACAACCGTACCATCCATAGCGTAATCATCGCCATAGAACTGAGCCGGTGCCCCTTTAATCAGCAGGATAACACGCCCTGCAGCGGCCGGGGCATTTGCCAGGGTCACGTACTTATTCGTGATGTCACCAGCGGCTAACGTAAAAGTTTCGACCCGCCGCGTCACGCTCAACTGACCAAGCTTGGTGTCGATACCCTTGAGGTGGGAGGTCAAGTCATCGACGCTGGTACTAAAAGTAGCCACCGTCGCCGGAGTATAGTTGGTCGGGTCCCAGGTAATGTTGAGCTTATCGCCATCGATCTCGACCGAACCACCGGTGATGAAGGCGGAAGCGACCACACTAATGGCCGTGCCACTGCCACCGGTGAGCCCATTACCAAGAGCCGACGAGTTGATTTGAGTGGCGGTGATGGCACCATTAACCAGGGTGATGCCGCTGCCACCGACACTGAAGAACGAGGGATTGACGTTGACGGTGACGCTGTCGGCCCCGACCGTCAGCGAGTTGTTCCCCGCCACAAAGTCGATGGTGTTACCCGTCTTGGTAAGACCAGCCCCAGCGATCACCTGTCCGGCCCCGCTGAACTGCACCCAGGCCAGGGCTGTGGTGCCCAGCGTGATCGTTCCGTCGGTGGTCAGCACCCAACCGGTATCAGCGTTGACCGTACCCTCTTCGACGAAGACGAAAGTACCAGCCGAAAGCTTAGCGGCGGTGTCGGCGTCGGTAGCCCGGCTCCAGGCCCCAGCCGCAACGACGTAGATGCCATTCTGGGCACCAGAACTCTGGTCTTTCACCAGAATGCGGTCCCCGGCGATAAGCACCACCCCGTCAACAGTCTGGGTGCCGCTGAGGGTCAGGTTCGCAGTCGAAGCAGCCCGGACACTGGCCTTGACATCCAGCCCTTGAATCGCTGCATCGACGTACGCCTTGCGAACTAGCTGATTAGCACTGGTCGGATCGGCGGAGGCGGTTGGTAGGTTAGAACCGAAATCCCAGATCGCCGAGATAGTCCTGGTAAGATCGGTACGGGCGATAGTCGCCCCGTCTGCCAACATCGAATAGGCGATGCCGGCGGCCTTGACGTTGATACCGTTGTTGGTCTTCTCCAGGGCACCAGCCGCGTCTAGTAGCACGGTTAGGGCGTTGGAGATCGAGGTCAACGACTGCGGGTCGTAGTTGATAAACTTCGCGAGGGTCTTACTCATGGCAACCTCTGATAATTAAATGTAATGTTGTCACCAGCCTCTAGAAGTCCATCCAGGCTGAAACCAGACCAAGTAACTTTCTTCGGATTGTCTCCAGCCACTGCCCAGGCATAACCTTGGCGTTGAAATGCCGCCCCTTGGATAGTCATAATCACACTGCCAGCCAGAGGCACCTGAGCTAATAGCACGAATTTGTTGGCGATGTCCGTCACAGTCAACGTCATGTTCTCGCTTACGTGAATGTGACCAAGGGCCGCCGGACGAACAGGAGCGAGTCCCAAAGAGATGGCGGTGGCCGTGACTGCCTGACCGATAGGTTGGACGACAGTAGCGGGGCGGCCAACCACCATTGACCCATCTGGCCCAAGGTAATAAGCGGCCCCCTGGACAAGATTAGCTGTTCCTACCGGATATGTCCAATCGTTAAGATCGACAATTCCAGTAGTGACGATACGACCATCATTACCAACATTGATTGCTTCTGCGGCCAAACCAATAGCCGGTAGGCTCAAATCAGCATTCGAGGCTAGCACCACACCACCAACCACACTAGCGACCGGTTGACCACGGCGGATCTGGGCGGCACTTACATTCCGCTGGCTGATGATACCAGTAGCGACAGTTGTATCAGTCGGCTGGCCAGCCCCAACCAACTTCCATTCGGTGGTGGTCGAGACATACCAGTCACTACCCACCACGGCCATATCGCCTTGACAGGTAGCTGTGGGGAGGTCGCTGATAAAATCACAGATGTAGTAACGGGCAGTTCTACCGGCTCTGTTGGTGGGCAGGATGCAAGTAGTGCGTGCCATTAGTACCTCACCATAATGGCTTCGCAAATCACATCGTCAGCCGCTAAAGGACTCTCATCTCCATGGGCATACACTTCAAGTAACCAATCCACTCCAACCACACCAGAGACATGAGTGGATCGAGTATTCTGAGGTGAGTTCCCCACCAGACCATCTGTAATAATCGGGTGGCTGGTCCCATCCGGGTCAACGGCGATAGTCCCTGAGAAACTCCAATCTAAACCGTTAGGAGCAGTAGTCAGATCGTTCTCACCGAATTGCGTGCCATTAAGGTATAGGTGGGCACTCTTGGACTTATCATTAGCCGCGAACGTTCCCCATACCCTGAACAATATGGCAGTATTCCCATCGAGAGCATCGGTGGGGATTGGTAGACTAGCCAAAAACTGTGGATTCGTACCGGAGTCCGTTGTGACAAATGGTCCGATTGTGGTAAGAGTCCGCATATGCCCGGAGCCACCTGAATTACCGGCAGCACCGTCAGTCAACCATGCCAGATATTCCTTGAGACGATCACCCTTGCTGATGTTGTTCAAGGCGTCGATCGCCTTTTCTGGAACGTTCAGTTC